TCACTCGTACTGGAGGATGGGGAGGTCGCTGAACAGCGGTGGAGTGCCCTTGGTTAGGGACGGTGGGAGAGGGATGGGATACGAAGGAATCCACAGCCCCGCGCCCACAATCTCCTTCTCCCAGACCCCCTGAAGGTACTCGACGATCCGCTCCTCCATGGCCAGGGTGACCTCGCTGTAGACCCCCACAACGCCCCGCAGTTCGTGACCCATGCGGGCCTCAATGGCTACCTCCGGGATGTTGCCCGGCTCGTCCAGCAGAGCCCTAGCCCAGTGGCGCAGACGGTAGGCCGTTTCGTCTCCCAGCTCTTTGACTGCTGCGACCGGAGGCAACCCGTTGCTGGCGCCTACCGGGGGGCGCGTGCGCTGCTGTAGACCATCCTGAATGTGACACCAGTAATCCTCTTTGAATCTGGCCCAGACCAGAGGCTTTCCGGTGATGGAGAGGAATGCCCACGGCTCGTTGTGCGTGGAGAGGAGAGCCCTGTGCATCTGATGCAGGAACGGAGGCAGCACTACACTTCGGCGGCTGTCGTACTTCGGCGCTGCGAGCACGGGTTTCCCGTTGGCCGTGTACGCCTGGTACTGAACGCGCATGACGTCCAGGCCGGCGTAGCGTTCCATCGCCTCCTGTTTCAGCTCAGGGTCGCGCTCGGAGCGCGGCCAGTACGGCGAGCAGTAGCCCCGCTGGAGGCCGAACATCTCGCCAGGCGGCCGGTTGCAAGTGAAGGCCAGGGTCCAGATGTAGGTCCATCCGGCATACCCCCACAAGGCGTAGGCGTTGACGGCCGCCTGATGCACTGACTGGATGGACAACTTCCGCTTGGTGCGTCGCGTCTGCCGTTTCTTGTAGATTCCCCGGTTCTTCTGCACGATGACTGGAGAACTGTCGCGCAGGCGGTGCTTGACGACCGCGTCGTCCATCATCATCTTGAAGACGCCCAGAACATTCTTGGCGTAATTGTGGGAGTACTTTTTTTCGACGTACGACTTAAACGAGTCATACGCGGATGGGTCGATCTGGTCGACAGTCCACTGGTTCCAGTACGGCTTGATTACCGAATTCACTCTGGACCTATAGGTCACTTCGGACCGGACTCGCAAGTTCAGGCCAGCGGTCCACCTGTCGCAGTAGTCCGGCATGGTGACGCGGTCGGCCGCGCGCCTGCGGTTTCGCTGGTTCCGCACGTCGGACTCGCGGTCGAGGCCGTACTTGCGCGCCTCTTTCTCGTCCGCGAAGGGCACCCCGTCCTCGGGCCCGGACACCGAGTCGTAGCGCTTCTTCTTCGTCGGCTTGCCGTCATCGTCCAGGTGGTACTCGCCGGACCACCACTTGACGCGGATGCTGTTGCCTCGGGTTTCGACAGAAGGCATGCGTCATCCCCCCGGATGAGCGTCGATTGGATGAGATGCGGATTGGCCGGCGTAGCACCCCTGCCGCCGGCCGTCCGCGTGCTGCTGTTCAGTCTGCCGTGCCGGCTGGGCAGCCGCGGCAGACTCTGCAATTCCGGCCCTGGCCCTCCATGTACCGCCTCACGCGCTCTCGTGCTGCGCGGTCTTCGGTGGCTGACGGGGTCAGGACGCAGACCATGTCGCCTGCTACTTGGGTCGCATATGCGATGACCGGTGGCTCCGGCCCAAGATCCAGCTCGATGACATGACTCACCGGTCCCCCTTTTGTCGCCTGTGGGACCTCCCCGGGTGGATCGTCAGCGTTACACGTGAAACGTGCAGGCGCGAGGGGTTACTGAACTCTTGTCAGCAGCGAATGGTAACGATCCGGTCACGCGAAAAGGTTGCACGGCGAACAAAACTGATCAGCCGTCAGTTTGAACCACTCCAGCCCTGCGCAGGACTTCCACCAACTCGTCGGCGAATTCCTGGACTTGGCCGATCGGCGTCTCCGAGAGCTTCGCTGTCGCCGCCTCCAGGACCGCACTCCGCACAGCCCCCTCGGTGGGTCGCATGGCATGGACCGGCGTCGCGGCTCCGGCCTCGCCGAGGAGCGGCTCCCCCCCCTCGGCGACGATCAGGCAACTGCCGGCCGCCCACCCGAGCGCTGCGTCGATCTTGGCGTACGAGGTGTCGCGGACCGGGCGCCCTTCCTCGACGCGCTGCCAGGTGTCCTTGGTGATGCCGGCTGCCGCGGCTGCCGCCTGGCGCGACGGGTACAGCGCGAGCCTGTGGGACTTGACCCTGTCCCCGAGGCGGTCTAGATCGCGAGTTGCCATGTCGACATGGTGCCAGTACCGAGTAGTTCCGAGTAGTTCCATCAGGGCAAACGGCCGGTTTTCGTTGAGGAAACGCAACCTCAGGCGACCCGCGAACCTCTCCAGTAGAAGATCAGAGGCGAACTAGGGCGATCTCGCGCTAGACATCGAGACGAACTAGCGCTAACTTCGACGCATGCACCAACCGCTGACCTACGAGGTCAACGGGGACGCGATCCGCGAGGAGCGCATGCGTGCGGGGATGAGTCGCGCCGACCTGGCGAACCTGGCGGGAATCACCCCCCGCTACGTCGCCCACCTCGAAAACGGCACCCGCAGACACATGGGCCCCAAGCCGTACAAGCGCCTCCGCGACGCCCTCAAAGCGACCGACGAACGCCTACGGCGCAAGCCTCCTCGCCCCACCGAGGAACACCCTCACGAAAGGAAATGACGTGGCGACCAAGTCCCAGCGCTACGGCACCCCGGTGCCGCCCGAGGACCTCGACCAGGAGTACATGACCGCCCAGGAGACGGCGTACGTCCTGAAGTGCAGCCTCACCTGGCTCCGCCGCCTCCTGAAAGAACACCCGCAGCTCTGCGGGCGCAACGGCAAGGCCGGGCGGATCGTCACCGACCGCGAGCAGCGCGCCGCGATCCACCGGGTCCGCAGCGGCGGCGACCCCCGCCAGGGCCGGACCGTGCCGCGTCAACGCCGCACCTCCGCCCGCAAGCCGGCGCTCGCCCCCTGACCCCCCTCACGCCGAAGGGCCGCTCCGACTGGCCGGCCTGAGCAGCCCCACGACTCGGCAACCCCATCAACTTGGAAACGAGGTCACCTTGACCAGCATCATCCCACCGAACGGCGTGAGTCCGTTCGATGCCTTCAAGCAGTTCGATCCGGAGCGCGGAGACTTCTGGTCGGCCCGCGACCTCCAGGTCGCCATGGGCTACGACCGCTGGGAGCGGTTCGAGTCGGCGGTCGAGCGCGCCATCGCGGCGTGCGAGAACAGCGGCTCGGAGCCCAAGGACCATTTTCGCGGCGCCGCGAAGAAGGTTCCGGTCGGCTCGGGCGCGGTCCGTGCCGTCACCGACTGGCACCTGTCCCGCTACGCCTCCTACCTCGTCGCGATGAACGGCGACCCGCGTAAGGCAGAGATCGCCTCCGCGCAGACGTACTTCGCGGTGAGGACCCGAGAGGCCGAGACCGCCGCTCCCATCTCCGCCGCCCCCGCCCTTCCGCAGGACTACGAGGAGGCGCTGGTCGCGCTCCTCGGTCAGGTGCGGGAGACGAAGGCGCTCGCGGCGAAGGTCGCGGAGCTGGAGCCGGCCGCGGCGTCGTGGCAGGTGTTGGCGTCGGGTGACGGGGACTTCTCGGTCGCGGACGCGGCGAAGATCCTGTCCCGCGACCCGCATATCAAGCTGGGCCGGAACCGCCTGTTCACGGTGCTGGACGAGTACCGGTGGACGTACCGGCAGATCGCGGATGACCGGCCGCGTGTGATGCAGACGGCGGTGGAGCGGGGCTGGTTGTCGGAGTTGCCGCAGTCGCACTACCACCCGCGTACGGGGGAGTTGGTGCTGGATGCGCCGCAGGTCCGGGTGACGGCGAAGGGGCTGAGCGAGCTGCACAAGCGGCTCGGCGGTTCTGAGGCCACGATCGGCGGTGTCCGATGACGCAGTCGAATTCGCCGCAGTCTGCGGCGCTGGCGCTGGCTCAGCTTCTGACGGAGTACTCGGATCTGCCGTTGTTGCACTGGACGGTGTCTCCGTCTGGCTGGTGGTCCGGCTCGAAGTACGGCGGCTTTGATGCTCGCGCGGCGATGGCGGCGTTTGTCGCGGTGGTGGGCGGTACGCCGTACGAGATGTGGCGGCCGGCGAAGGAGGACGAGCCGGGTGAGGAGTCGTTCACGACGATCCTCAACGCCCGCTGGCGGGACGTCGACCTGTACCTGTCGATGGGCTGTGACGCGGCACTGGTGGCCGAGGACGCGCAGGTGACCCTGTGAGCGGGCCGCTGGTGGTGAACCTGAAGGACGGGTCGGTGTGGACGCGTCGTGGCGCGCTGCGTGACGGTGCCGCCCTGTATGCGCCGGCGGGTGTGTGTGACTGCCCGGAGTACGTCATGGCGACGGAGGCGGAACTCGCGGAGCACGGGATCGCGGGGGTGGCGTACGCGCTGCCGATGCCGGTCGCCAAGCCCGTGGCGGAGGGGTTGAGCGCGGAGCGGTTGGCGAAGATCCGCCGCGACTACGCCGACTTCTCCTCGGACGGCACGGTGCGCGTGCTGCTGGCTGAGGTCGACCGACTCCGTGTCGAGCGGGATGCGTTCTGCGATCGGGTGGACACGCTGACGTCGGTGGCGATGGGTAACCGGCGGCACGTCGTTGCGGTGACGGAGGAGTGTCAGCGGCTTGCGGCTGAGGTCATGGAGTTGCGGGCGGAGCGGCACTCGACGAACGAGTCCTTGTCGGAGGCGGCGGAGACGCTGCGCGCGAACCGCGACCGGATCGCCGAACTGGAGGCGTTGACGCCCGCGTCGGTGCAGACGTGCCGGAAGTGCGGGGCGGGCTACACGTACGGCGAGCCGTGCTCGGTCTGCCTGTTCAAAGCGCGGATGGCGGCGGAGACGGGTGGTGCGTCGTGAAGAAGATCATTCGCGACAACTACCGGATCGAGCTGGTCCCGGACACGTGGGGCTACGGATCGCGTGTTACCGGCGACCACGAGGCGATGCGTCGTCTGCTGGCGGACATCGAGAAGGCCGTGAAGCGGCACGTCGACGGCGTCGAGCAGGTGGTACCGCGCTGGGACACCCGCGAGGAGTGCTCGCACTGCGGGCTGCGCTGGGAGGTGCTGACCGCCGAGGAGGCGGCCGACGACTCGGCGGTCCAGGACGAGCACAGCGTCGAGGGTGAGCCGGTCTGCTGCGAGGCGGGGATCGACGAGTTCCGTGCGGAGCGCGGTATCCCGCTGCTCGCCGAGGCGGGTGAGGACCGGTGACCGTGCTGGTGATCGAGGCCGGGTTCCTGGCCCTGTGGCTGCTCGGCTCGTGGGTCGTGGTCAGGGGGACGCGATGATCCCCCGCCCGTTGGGTTGTGACGGCGACCACTGCGACTACGAGGACGGCGGGGTGTGGGTGCACGTCGACTGCGGACTGGCCGCCTCGCAGCGTGGGGCCTGGGAGATCCGGCACCCCGCCATGGCGGCCACCCGCCGCCACCCCAAGACCAACCCCCTGCCCGCCCCGAGGAGGACGGCGGGAGCGTCGAGCGCATCATCGAGCGGCTTCAGGCCGCATGGGAGGAGCCCGGTGCGGGCCGACGCCGGTACGGCAGTACCGCCCGCCCGTTCCAGCCGATCGCGAACAGCCGCCAGGACCAGACGGTGCCGAACGGCGCGAGCAACCCGCTGTGGGAGGCGGTGCGCTGGATGCCCGCCGAGCCGTACTGGTCCGACGCCACCGAACTCCAGCCGACCTTCAACCACGGCGCCTTCAACCAGGCGACGGCCCTGGAACTGGATCAGGTCGGGGCCAGCCGCCACCACCTGACCACGCACTACGCCTGGTCGATCGTCTCGCCCGGCGACGTGACGTGGATGGTCGAGCGGCTTGGCGAACGGGCCGTCGTCGAGATCGGCGCGGGGACGGGCTACTGGTCCTGGCAGTTGGAGCAGGCCGGGGTTGATGTCGCGGCCTACGACCCGCACCCGCCCGGCGAAGACAACGACTACTGCAAGTCCGGCACGTACACGACGGTCCTGCTGGACGACGCGTCGGCGGTGAAGCACCACCAGGACCGGGCGCTGCTGATGGTGTGGCCGCCCTACGAGGGCGAGCACGCACGGCATGCGCTGTCGCTGTACGAGGGCGACCTGCTCATCTACGCGGGCGAGAGCTACGGCGGCTGCACGGCGGACGACGGCTTCTACGAGCTGCTGGACGCCGAGTGGGACGAGGTGTCGGTCGCGCCGCAGCACGTGACGTGGTGGGGCATCCACTGCCGTCTCGCCGCCTACACCCGCAAGGCGGTGGCGGCGTGAGCGAGTACCCGGAGATCGCGGCGCGGTTCACCCGCGACACCACCCGGCACCAGATGATCGTCCTGCACGACGACGGCTTCTACCGGCACCTGCGGTTCACCAACCGCCCGCTGGGCTACGGCGAGTACTGGTTCGACCTGATCACCTGGCCCGGCTGCCTCACCATCCGGGGCGATTTCGGCGACGCCTACACGTTCAGCCGCCTGCCCGACATGTTCAAGTTCTTCCGGGGTAAGGGCATCAACCCGCACTACTGGGCCGAGAAGCTCAGCGGCGGACGCGAGTCCGTCAAGGAGTACTCGGAGGACAAGCTCCGGCAGCTCGTGACCGAGTACTTCGTCGACGGCGTCCGGTACGGGGACGCCCCGCGCGGTCTCGGGAAGGCCGTCCGAGAGGAGATCCTCAACAGTGGCGACCTGTACGACGAGAGCCTCGCCCGGCAGGTCGTCGATGGCTTCGAGTACGGGAGGGCGTACAAGGCGTCCTGCCTGTGCGGGGCTGCCGCCGACTTCGACGACGAGTACGCCGCCACCCTGTGGCGCAGCCGTCACATCAAGCCGGGGCACGGCCCGCACGTGTCGGAGCTCAAGCGCGTCGAGGGGATCGCCCGCTACGACCGGGTCCGTAAGTACGGGCTCACCCGTCTCGTCACCCCGGTGGTGGCCGAGTGAGCGCCCGCGAGTGGTTGTACAAGCGGCTGACGGGCGGCACCCCGGTGCCCGAGGACGAGGCGACCACCGGCCTCGACGCCCATCGGGCTGAGGGGCTGCTTGCGGCGGCGATGTGGTTCGAGCGGTCGTGCCCGGAGGTCAGTGCAGTCCTCCCGGCGTGCATGTGCCACGCCGCCCCCGTGCTGCGGCAGCTCGCCGGGGAGGGGGAAGCGCCCGCGCCGGGGCTGTTCCAGCCAGGCCGCACGTACGCGCTCCGCGACTGGCGGTTCCGTTGCATGGCCGTCGACACCGACCCGAACACCGGGCGCCTGACGGCGATCGGCTGGCTGCGTGCCGGTGACTGCGTGTGGACGACGTACGCCTGCAACGCCTCCGAGTGGAGCGGCGAGTGGACCGACGTCACCGGGGGTGCGTCGTGAGGCGCAGCCCCGCAGTCGACCACAAGGCGGTCGCCGCCAGGCTCCGCGCCCAGCCGGGCGTGTGGCTGCCCGTCGGCGAGTACCACAACGTGTCGTCCGCCGACACCTTGGCCCGCGCCATCCGGACCGGGCGCATCGGCAAGCCCCATGACCCCGCCCGCTTGGTACCAGCCCGCCGGGGCGTACGAGGCCCGCAAGGCGCTCACCGAGGACGGGACGCTCATCGAGGCCCGCTACCTCGGCGACCAGGACTGCGCGTCGTGAACGCCCGGCAGGAGCGGCTCCTGCACGCGGTCCGCACCTACGGCGGCCAGTGGTCCACGGCCCGGGCGCGCGCCCTCTACACGGTCACCGACCCCGGCGCCAGTCAGCGCCGTACCGCCCGACGCGACCTCGCCCTCCTCCACAAGGCCGGGCACCTCGCCCTCGTCGACCAGCCCAACAACAAGCACTACATCCCCACCTGGAAGGACATGCCCGTGAGCGCCCAGCCCGAGCCGCTGCCGCACGACCCGTACATCGAGGCCGTCATCAACGCTCTCACCGCCGACGGGATCGAGCCCGACGACCACTGGACGTCGGACACCGAGACCAACCGGTACGACAGCGGCCCCGACGCCGGGTGCACGACGCAGCTCGACGCCTACATCGACTGGGACACGGCGCCCGCGCACCAGTACGGCATCGCCCTCCTGTGGGAGCACCCCGCCGAGGAGTGGATGTGGGCGGCGCGCGCCGACGGCGGCCACCTGGCCGAGGAGCCGGAGTTCCTGCCGCTGGGCCAGTACGCCGCCCCGGGCGCCGTGATCGCCGTCGTGCGGGCGCTCATGGCCGGTGAGGTGCTGCCCGAGGAGCCCGCCCCCGACTGGCACGGCACCGACGCCGTGAAGCGCGCCGTCGCCGCCTGGGCTGAGGGCGACGAGACGGCCGCCGCCGACCTGTCGCAGACCGCCGCCCGGGACCTGTGGCAGACCATCGCCGACTGCCTCAACGAGCTCGACCGCCGGGGCGAGCGGATCACCACGAGCGCGGACGGCTCGTACATCGGCCCGGAGTACTTCGGCTCCACCCCGGCCGCGCGCCCCGGCCTGTGCGTGGTCTCCGACGACCAGAGCCGGTGGGCGGTCGAGGACCGCACCGTCCGCTGCGCCGAGTGCAGCGACCCGATGGATCGGCCGGGTAGCGCCTACTGCTCCACCCGCTGCCGCAACGCCGCCGACCCCCACCACACCCCCGGCGAGGAGAGCAAGTGACCGTCACCGCGCAGCCCGGGACCGTGGTCCCGGGCGCCGGCCCCGTCGCGGTCGGCGTGTTCGAGGCCGGCTCCGACGCCTGGCACGCCGCCCGCGCGCGGGGGATCGGGGGCAGCGAGATCGCCGCAGTCGTTGGGCTGTCCCCGCACGAGTCCCGCTTCAGCCTGTGGCACCGGAAGAAGGGGCTGATCGGCCCGGTCGAAGAGACCGAGGTCATGTACTGGGGCAAGGTCCACGAGCCCAACATCGCGCTCCGCTGGGCGGAGCTGCACCCCGACCGGCAGCCGGTCGCCACCCCCATGTGGCATGCGGCGGGCCGCCCGTGGCAGATCGCCAACCCTGACCGTGTCCTGGCCGGTGGCGACGACAGTGTCACCGAACTGCTGGAGATCAAGACGGCGCGGGACGCCGAGGGCTGGGGCCCGGCAGGGTCGGGAGAGATCCCGGTGCACTACCGCTGCCAGTGCCTCTGGTACATGGACGTCCTCGGCGCGAGCCGCTGCCACGTCGCCGTGCTGATCGCCGGGTCGGAGTACCGCGAGTACGCCGTCGACTACGACCCCGACGAGGCTCAGCTTCTCCGCGACGCGGGCGCCCGGTTCATGGACGACCTGGCGCGCGATGTCCGCCCGGACATCGACGGCCACTCCGCCACCTACCAGGCCATCCGCGCCCTGCCCGACGGCCTCGACGACGTCGACGTCGAGATCGAGACCGCGCTCCGTGACCGCTTCCACCGGGCGCAGGACGCCGCCTGGCGCGCGGAGGACGAACTGACCGCCTGCAAGGGCCTCCTCCTCGACGCGATCGGTACCGGCCGGCGCGCGGTCTGCGACGACGAACGCATCGCGACCCGCACCGTCCGCGACGGCCGCACCTACTCCCTCATGCCCGCACGAACCCGAAGGACCGCCACATGACCGACAACGCCATCAGCAACGCGATCGCCACCCGCGACAACGGACCCGAGGCCATCGTCCAGCAGCACCGCGACGACCTCACCCTCGTGCTGCCCGCCCACCACAAGGGTGAGACGTGGATGCGCCTCGCCACCGGAGCCCTGCGCCGCGACGCCAACCTCCGCCAGACCGCCGCCCGCAACCCCGGCTCCCTCATGAACGCTCTTCTGGAGTGCGCCCGCCTCGGCCACGAGCCCGGCACCGAGTCCTTCTACCTCGTCCCGTTCGGCAACGAGGTTCAGGGCATCGAGGGCTACCGCGGCATCGTCGAGCGGATCTACCGGGCTGGCGCGGTGAAGGCGGTGAAAGCCGAAGTCGTCTACGAGAACGACCACTTCAGGTACCACCCCGGGATGGACCGCCCGGAGCACGAGCCGGACTACTTCGCCGACCGGGGCCGGATCATCGGCGCCTACGCCTACGGGGTGTTCCAGGACGGGTCGACCTCCCGCGTCGTCGTCATCAACCGGGCGTACATCGACAAGGTCAAGAAGGAGTCGAAGGGCAGCGACCGCGCCTCCTCGCCGTGGGTCAAGTGGGAGGAGGGCATGGTCCTCAAGACGGTTGCCCGCCGTCTGGAGCCGTGGGTTCCCACCGCGGTGGAGTGGCGCACCGAGCCGACGCCCGCGTCGGCCGCCGAGGCAACCGCTCCGGTCGGCGACGGGGTGAAGGCGATCGCGGCTCCCGCGCCGACCTCCCCCTACGACGACGAGGGCCCCATCGAGGGCGAGTTCGTCGACGAGTACGACGGCGGTGCCGCGTGAGCATCAACCACCGCGCCGAGGCCGAGGAACACCTGAAGGTGGCCGCCCGTGAGTTCCTCGCCCCCAAGGGCGACCCGACGCACGCGCTGGCCGCAGCACAGGTGCATGCCACCCTCGCCCGCGATGAGGAGCAGGCCACCCGGACCGCAGACCTGCGGGACGCACTCCGGCTGCTCCGAGGGCGTGAGTACGACGTCCGCAAGCTCGTCTCCACCCACATCGCGAAGGCCCTCGCCAGCCGGGAGCCGAACCGGTGGAAGGCCGGACTCGAACTCGCCAAGGCCCTCGACATGGCCGACTGCAACCTAGACGACGCCATCGACGCCCGGCTCTCCGATGACGGCTGGGACCCGCGCTCGGCCTACAAGGCCCCGTCCGCCCTCGTCCCCTCCGGCGATCCGTGGGCGGCAAAGCCGGACATCACGGCCGACGTCCCCGAGCCCGTCCGCCGGGTCCTGGTCGAGTACCTGGCCGCCGCGCTCCTCAGCAAGGGGGACGCCCAGGGCGTGGGCCAGACGATCACCTTCGCCCTGAAGCACGCGGGCGCTGACCTGACCGGCGACATCGAGAAGCAGATCTCCGGCATCACCCTCGGCCGCGACCCGTCCGACCCCCCGTTCTAGCCCGCACACGAACGGCCGCCCCCGCAGTCGAAGTGCGGGGGCGGCCACCCCAAGGCAACCACACACCACCGTGGAGAACCACATGCAGTTGCCGTTCATCTCCCGCCGCCACCACGAACAACTCGTCGCCCGCCTCGACGCCGACCGTGAGCGGCTGCGCGGGGAGCGGAACCAGTTCCGGCAGGACCGGGACGCCGCCCGCCGCGAGACCACCGCCGCAGCCCGCCGGTTCACGACCGCCGACGCCGCAGTCCGCCGACTCGCCGGCCGCAACCTCGAACTCGGGCGCCGCCTCGCCACGCTCGCCGAGTCCGACCCCGAGCACCTGGCACAGCTCGACCGCCGTGTTCGCCGCCTCCGTACGGTCGGCACCCGCATCCTCGCCGCCTACTTCCGGGAGCGGCGGCGGGCCGACCACCTCCAGGGGCGTCTCGACGACGCTCTCGGCCTCAACCGGCAGGACGTCCGCGACGGCTCCCTCTGGCAGTACAGCCGCCGCGACAAGGGCACGGTGCGCCCGTGACGCCGCCGCTGCTGGGCGCGGCCCTGATCCTCGCGTCCCTCGTCGCGGGGACGTGGCTCGCCCGCTGGTGGGCCACCCCGATCACCATCGGCCGACACCGCGCCACCGCCACCCGCCCCCCGGTCGAGGCCCTCGTCGAAACCACAGCACGCTGCCGGGTCTGCCGGCGAGAGACCCGCCATGCCATCACCCGCGTCCACGGCGAACACATCTGCCGAGGATGCGGGGCCATCAACCACCACGTAGGGGAGGCCGCCCTGTGAACGCCGATCAGGCCACCTGGATCCGCGAGCACGTGTGGCCCGCCGACCTCGCCCGCACCGAATACCGGCACGAACAGACCTGCTCCTGCGAGTGGCCCTGCGAGTGCGCGGACGGCAACTGCCACTACTGCCTCACCCCCGACAACATCCCCGCCGCAGACGTTGCGGTCGCCTTCGTCTACGGCTCCCGCTACACCGGCCGGGCCTTCCGCAAGGGCGGCCTCCAGCACCGGCGCTCCCTCGCCAGCGTCCTGTACCTGCCGACACAGCGGCCGTGCCGTCTGCTCTGCCAGTGCACGCACGAGGGGCGCCACGAAGGGCCTGCCAAGACGGTTCCCGAGCAGTCGGTCCCCGCGGTCCACGCACCGGCCGTACGGCGGGCACGGCCGGTACCAGTCGGCCAGCTCGGGCTGTTCGAGGCGGTGGCGTCATGACCCGCGTCACGCACGCCGCGACGACCCTGGACGCTGCTGCCCGCCACGCCGCCACCAGCACGAGCGGGGGCAGCCGGTGAGTGTCTACGACTGGATGGGCGACGCCCTGTGTGCCCAGACCGATCCCGACCTGTGGCACCCCGAGCCCGGCGTCAACTACACGCCGGCCGCCCGGATCTGCGACGCCTGCCCCGTACGGGCCGAGTGCACCGCGCACGCCGAACGCCTGGCAGGGGACATCGGGTATGCGCCGCGGGGCATGTGGGCCGGACACACCATGCGCCGCCCGAGCCGCAACCGTGCCGCCCTCCGCTCGGAGGAGCGGCGCGAGGAAATCCGGGTCCTCGTCGAGCAGGGCGACCTGACCGTGCAGCAGATCGCCGAACGTGTCGGCTGCCACCCCCGCACCGTCTGGCGGGCCGTCGCCGAAGCCCGGGAGGCAGCATGACCCGCATCACGGTCGCCGCCGCCGTCCCGGACACGCTCGGCCGTGCCCCGGACTGGCGCCTCAATGCCGCCTGCCGCCAGCTCGCGGACCCGGACGACATGTTCCCCAACCAGAACGCTGTCGCCATCAAGGCCGCGCGGGACGTGTGCGCGCCGTGCCCGGTGTGGGCGGCCTGCCTCCGCGGCGCCATCCGCACCCGCGACGACGAGTGGGGCGTCCGCGCCGGCCTGCGTCCGGAGGAGCGCCGCAAGGTCGCCAAGCTGGTCCCCGGCGCGCGGCTGGACGACCCGGTCGCGCCCGCCGCCGCGATCCAACGCGTCCTCCACCCCCACACCGCAACCCGCACTCTCCCCGAGGTGTGGGAGGAGCACTCCCACACCCTCCCCGACGGGCATCTCGGGTGGCGCGGAAGCGGGGCGGCGCTGTACGTCGGCGGTGTCTCCTACACCCCGGCGCAGATCTCGTACATCCTCGACCGCGGCCACCGCCCGTACGGCATGGTCCGCCGCACCTGCACGGTCGACGGCTGCGTCCACCCCCAGCACCTCACCGACGCCACCGAACGCCACCTCGCACGCCGGAACGCGACATGACCGCCCCTGTGTGCACGCACTGGGGCGGCCCGGAGCGGCGGCACTGCCGGGCGGCTGTCGGGGTGCGCGCCTACCTGACCGGGCCCCGCTGCCCCGCGCACACACCGTCCGCGCTCGCCGGGCGACCGGAACCCGAGCCAGGCCCGGGGCTCCCTGCCACCGCATGGTCGACACCGTCCCCACTCTCCGACTCCCGCATCGCCGACCAACGCGCCATCAGCAGCGGCAAACGCCGCTCCAACCCCACCGCCTACAAGGCCGCGCAAGCAGCCGTCCGAAAGGAAACCGCCTGATGTACCGCTTCCTCCTCGGCCTCACCCTCGGGGCCGCCGCGTCCAGCGCCACCTGGGTCATCACCCACAGCCCGCACTGGACGGTCCTCGTCGGCCTTGTCGTCGCCGTCCTGATCTGGCTCGGCGAGTTCCTTCTCGACGACCTCCTCTAACCCCCTGTGGCCCCACCGCGCGAACCAGCGGGGCCACCCCACCAAGGAGAACACGTGACCGACCAGCCGTACACCGACGCCGACCTCCGCGCCGAGGCCGCCCGCCAGCACGCCACGCTCACCGAGGACCCCGACTTCATGGGCGTCGGGGAGCAGATGGAGGGCCGTTACGTCCACTACGAGGTCATCGACGCCGAGCACGGCGACCTCATGCCGCCGCCCGGCACACCCCGCTGGGACGAACTGGGCGAGGACGAGTTCGAGACCGCGCAGCGGAAGATCCACGACCTGATCGACGGCGCGGCCGACGTCTCGGAGTGGGCTGTCAACCTCGGCGCCGACGGACTGGAGCCCGAGGACCACGCCCTCGACGCCGGGGACGGGCCTCGCTTCCGCGTCCACTTCGCGTTCGCCCCCGACATGAGCGCCGACGACCGCGCCGACCTCATCGGCCAGTTCGCCGCCTTCATGACCTCCGGCCTCACCTGATCCACCCCTCCCGGCGGCCGTCCCCCACGGCCGCCCCCCCCGGGAGCCGGCACTTCCCCCCAGCCGGCTCCCGGGCCCCGACCACCGTGAGAGGACCGCAGTGACCCCGTACTACGAGGACGACACGGTCGCCCTCTACCTCGGCGACATGCGCGAGGTGCTCCCGGCCCTGCACGTCAAAGCTGATTTGATCTTGGCGGATCCACCGTACTCGGAAACCAGCCTCGCGTGGGACCGGTGGCCCGACGGCTGGCCCACCCTCGCCGCGAAGACCTCCAGCTCGATGTGGTGCTTCGGCAGCATGCGCATGTTCCTCGACCGCGGGCCGGAGTTCGCCGACTGGAAGCTCAGCCAGGACATCGTCTGGGAGAAACACAACGGCAGCGGCTTCGCCGCCGACCGCTTCAAACGCGTCCACGAGATCGCCACCCACTGGTACCGGGGCGACTGGTCCGCCGTGCACCACGAGGTCGTCCGCGAACGCGGCAACCCGGCCAAGCGCTCCGGGTCCGCGGTCCACGCCACCACGCCGCACACGGGGCAGCACTCCCCGCACCGCTCCGAGGACGACGGAATGCGCATCCCCCGCTCCGTCCAGCGGGTGCGGTCGATGCACAGCCGCAGCATCCACCCGACGGAAAAACCGATCGGCATCCTCGCCCCGCTGATCGCCTACGCCTGCCCGCCCGGCGGCCTCGTCCTGGACCCCTTCGCGGGCTCCGGGTCGACGTTGGACGCGGCCCGCCAGACCGGCCGACGGGCCATCGGCATCGAAGCCCACGAACCCTACGCCGAAGCCGTAGCCCGGCGCCTGTCCGCGCTCACCCTGCCCACCGGCTGACAGCACGAAGCCCCGCCGTAGCGGGGCCAGAGAGGAGAGGAGGGAACGTGTCAGGAGTCGACGGCCAAGGCTGCGGAGTGCAGCGCTTCGCGGACGACGCGGGCGTTGTGCTGGACGTCCGGCTTGGCCCCGTCGCCGGGGTCGTCGGTTCGTCGGTGCAGCTCGTCGATGATCGCCCGGTCCCGGATCGCCTGCTCGTAGAACTCGGGCGGCACCACGTAGGCGCTCCGTTCGCCGCGCTCGGTGAAGGCGCCGGCCCGCTTCCCGTACCGCACGTCGCGCAGCAGCGGGGTGAGGTTCGCGCGGGCGTCGGTCATCGAGACCTCAGCCACGCCGTCCGGCGCGATGCGAATGCCCTGATCAGCAGCCATGGCCAGAGTGTAAGTCATGGTCAATCCTTCCATTCTTTCCAATCTTTAAAGTAGTGTGGCAGCAGGAACCCGCGCTGCCAAGACGCGAAAACCGCCACGCCCGCACGACCGAAAGAAGCCCCATGGCCGTCTCCAAGCGCCTGCGGTACGAGATCCTCCGCCGCGACAACCACACCTGTCGCTACTGCGGAGCGTCCGCCCCCGACGTCCCGCTCCGCGTCGATCACGTCACCCCCGTCGCGCTCGGCGGCACCGACACCCCGGACAACCTCGTCGCCGCCTGCGAGCCCTGCAACAGCGGCAAAAGCAGCACCATCATCGGAACCGTCGCCCCTGTAGCTGGAGCCAGCGTTCCGCCGACGCCGGACGCGCTCGCCAAGGAAGTCGTCGACCTCTGGCTCGAAGCCTTCGGGAACGTCTACGACATCACGAACGTGACCTTCTCTCAGGTCGAAGAAGTCCGCCTCGGCGCAATCGACATGTACCGCATGGGGCTCACCGCCGACAGTCTCCGGCGCTCAGGCGTCACCTGCGGCTTCAAGGGCGATACCTTCATCGGCCTTAGCGAGACCAGCGAGGCCGAATGGCTCCTCGTCACTACGGAAGCGTTCAGGGTCTGGCGGTCACTCTGGCACCGGGGCACGGGCTACACGGAGTGGCCCGTGATGGACGACATCTTCCTGTTCGAGTGCAGCTCGATAGACGCCATGAACGCAGGCGTGGACCGAATGGCCGTCATGCGTGCCGCTGCGGCAGCCGGTCTCGCGCGCTCCGTATTCATTGAGAACTTCCTGGAGGACGCAGTCCGGGAGAGGTGTGGTCTCTGATGCCTCGCATCCGCACCGTGAAGCCGGAGTTCTGGGAGGACGAACTCCTCGGGGTCATGCCGCGCGATGCCCGGTTGCTGTTCATCGCCACCTTCAACATGGCCGACGACGAAGGCATCCTGCGCTGGACGCCGGCGTACATCAAGGCTCAGGCGTTCATGTACGACGACGACCTAACCCTCAAGGATGTCAGCGCGCTCATGCAGCGCCTCGCCGATGCGGGCCTGGTGTTCCCGTACATCGGGGGGGCAGCGAAGCAGCAGATGGCGGTGGTCGTCAACTTCCGTAAGCATCAGCGGATCAACCGCCCGCAGAAGGGCAAGCTTCCGCCGCCCTCGCTCGGCGCATGGCAGGTCCGGGAGATGTACGCGCGCCGGGATGGCTGGTGCTGCCAACTCTGCGGAGGTGAGATTCCGCGCCGAATCGTCGTCAACGATGACCACAACTTGGCGATCGACCACATTCGCCCTATGGCCGCAGGTGGCACCGACCACCCGTCCAACGTCCGCGCGGCGCACCAGGTGTGCGAGCGGGCACGTCGCGAGTCGGGCGAAGAGGAGTTCATTCCGCCTGCCGGGCTCGCAGGCATTGAGGATTCACTGAACCGTTCAGTGAGGGAATCTCACGCATACGTGAACTCTGACCCCTCTGCGGATACGGAGGGTGAGATTTCTTCAATGAACCATTCACTGACGGAAGGGAAAGGAAGGGAAGGGAAAGGAAGGGAAGGGAACGCCCCCCTACCCCCCGTCAAGTCGGCTCGCGAACCCGCCGTCATGCAGACGGGCGAGAGGTCCATCGCCGACCGGATGACCGATGCCTTTCTCGACCGGTTCGCGCGCGGCAACTCCTACAAGCGCCGCCAGGTCCGCGAAGTCATCGCAGGTGCCCTCTCGAACAGCGCCGACCCGGACGAGCTGTGGCGGGCTCTCGAACGTCTCGGCTCTCTCTCGAAGCCCGTCTCCGCCGGGACCCTCCAGTTCGCGTTCTCCGAACTTCGCAAGCCCCCCTCGAACGTGATCGCTCTCCCCGGCCAGACCGGACACCCCCTCCCCGGTACGGACACGACGGTGTCTGGCTGGCTGGCCCTCGCCGAACAACTCCGCCAGGAAGGAAACCCCGCATGAGGCGCCGTGAACTGCCCGCCGACTGCCCGTGCCCGTGGGTGCGGCACCCCGACGGAGCCCCCTGGATCTACCGCCCGAGCCCGTCTTGCCCGCACCACGGGCGCACCTTCCGGGACCGCCTCGCCACCGTCGCCCCGATCCGAAAGGGCCGCCGATGAACGCCGATGAGGCTGCCGCGCTCCTCGCGCACGCCGCCGGGTTCGACAACCGCAAGCCGTCTGTCGCTGCTGCTGTCGCGTGGGCGTCCGCGCTGCACGACGTGCCGCTCGACGCCGACACGCGCAACGCGGTGGCCGCGTACTACACGACGCCGCCGAAGGACCCCGACGCGAAGCTGTGGATTCTCCCGCATCACGTGAAGACGCTCCGCTCGAAGATCCGCTCCCGGCGGCTGGAGAACTTCCAGTACGAGCCGATCGCGGACGAGACGGTCGGCGAGTTCAGGGCCCGCTACCGGGGGCAGGTGCAGGCGATCGCGTCCGGCCGTGTTGCCGCTCCGTCGGGGCGGCTGGCGTTGGAGGGCGGCCCGACGAAGGCGTTCATGCGGGAGTTGGAGGCGCGCGGTTGGGAGGGCAACCGGACCGTCCCCGACACCGATGAGCCCCCCGTCGCCGCCGAGTTGGTCGACGAGGTGCGCCGGTCCGGGCCGCTCGGCGTCCAGTGCCCCGCCTGCGGCGCCGCGATGGGCCGCCCCTGCAAGACGCCGGGTGGCAACGACCGGCAGCCCCTCGGGAAGCCCCGACTCAAGCCGCACTCCGCCCGGCTGCGGGCCGCACGCGGCGAGCGGGAGGCGACCGCCGAGGAACGGGCCGCGCAGGAACGGCGGGTGCGGGAGATGTCCGCCCGACACCTCGACCGCCAGAACGACGACGACATCCCCGACGCCGAGATCATCAGCGAGGAGTCCGCATGACCCGCCGACCGTCCGCCCCGATGCCCGAGAACCTGCGGCACTTCATGCGCGCCGGCGAGCACCCGGCCCGCGCCGTCCCGTGCTCCCACTGCGGGGCCCACGCCCACCGGCCCTGCGTCCTTCGGTCGTCCGGCCGTCGTCTCCCGCAGCCGCACCCTCAGCGGGTCTCGGACTGGGCGCAGGCCACGGCGTGCTGCCCCGAGTGCCAGGTCACCCCGACCACGCCGTGCCACGACGACGGGGCGTTCCGGGGCACGGTCCACGCCCGCCGGTACGTGGAGGCGGAGGCGACCGCGCCGTGATGCGGACGTGTGCCCTGTGCGGCAGGGGACTGCGGACACCGGAGTCGCGTGCGGTGGGGATGGGGCCCGCGTGCGCCAGGAAGCTGGCTGTACGGGCGCCTCGCGGCCGAACTGCCGCTCTCGGGGCCCCGCTGTCACCACGAGCCCCACGAGCCGCCACAGGGGCACACGCGGCCCCGATCCCCGGGCAAGTCGAACTGCCCCTCCAGCCCATGCAACCCACCCTCTGGAGCCTCTGATGGACGTCATCGTCTGCTACTCGCGCTGCTGGTCCTGCATGTGCGGCCAGTGCTACGACCCGCCGCAGGTTCATCCGTGGTGGGACGAGGACGACGTGCAGCACGCCAAGGCGACCGGCCAGCCTGCGCCTGAGGGTGTGTGCGCGTGCCCCTGCGCCCGACCTCAGCCCGCCGAGTCCGCCCCGCCCACGCCGGGCTCCGTGTGAGCCGGCCGCCCCGGGCGGAATCCGGGGCGGCCGACCCCTCACCCCACCACACACCCCAGGAGACCACCATGACCGACCCGACCACACCCGCCCCGCCGACCGCCGCGCACCGGCAGCCTGCCTACGACGCCGTGTTCGCGTACATCCGGAGCTTCGGCGAGGACCTGCCGACCGACCTGGTGGGCCGGAACGCGATGATCTGGCGGGCCGTCAACGCCGCGCTCGACGCGATGGCCGCCGCCCCGGCGCCGTCTGCCGACAGGTCCGCTCTCCGCGACCGCATCGCCGACGTCCTGGCTGAGGCCGACGGCTGGGTCTGGGCTACCGAGCGGGACAAGGCGCGCAGTTCGACGTATCGCGGCTACCAGAGCCGGGCCGAGGCGGTGCTGGCCGTGCTGCCCGAGCCCGCCGACCGGGCCGCTGCGGTCGCGTCGTGCCCCGGCTACGAGGCCAGCCCCAACCCGTGCCGCTGCCCCTGCTACGGCTGCAAGCACCACTGCGGAGCCCACAACCCGGAAGATATCCCGGCACCCGCCGACCGGGCCGAGTGGGACGCCCCGTGCCGCGAGGCCGATCGACTCCGCCGGGCGTCCGCCGAGACGGTGGAGCGCGCCGACCGCATCGAGGCCGAGGTGCAGCGCCTCGCTGCTGACCGGGCCGCCGTGCTGGACGAGGCCGCCGACGCGGTGGCCCGGTACACCGGGAACGACGTGGACGCGAACGCCAAGATGCTGCGCCGCATGGCCGCCGAGGCGCGGCAGGCTGATCGGTCGCCCGTGAAGCTCCCGTACACCCACACCGACGACGACACCGACCAGCTCCACATCGGCGTCACCATGGCCTCCACCCTCGACGCCGAGTCGGCCACCGTCTACGTCTCTGTGGAGCAGCGCGGCAGGGCGGCGGCGACCGCCTACATCCGGTCCGACCTCGTCGAGGGCGTGGTGGCCGCGTTGCGGGCGGCCCGTACCGAGGCCGACCGACTCGCCGCCGAGGCGCGAGACACCGCCCCGTCCCCGCGTGTCGCCCGGCTCACCGAGATGCTCACCAGCAAGCCCGGCCACGAGGAGGCCGACCGTGGCTGATCCAACGCCTTCCAGCGCCGTGGAGACGATGCTCGCCCAGCGCCTTGCCCACAACCATGGCTGGCTTGATGACGATGAGTCGTGGGATCGGGCTGGCGTCTCGTTCCGCAAGGACTACCTCGAACTCGCCCGCGAAACCCTTGCCGTGGTAGGCGGCCCCACCGAGACGCAGCGTCAACTCGCTGTCCTGGCCATCGAAGCGCGTGAGCTGAAACGGCAGCGCAACCGATACCGCAAAGCGTGGCTCAACGCCCGCCGCCGGGCCCTCAGGAGCCCGCAGTGATCGCCGAGGCGATAGACACGGCGCTGGCGCTCGGCTGGGCGCTCGCCGCGTGGATCGCCGTCGGTGCCGCGATGGTCACGGTGCTGCTGCTCGCCGGGTGTGCCGCTGTCGCGTCGGTGGTGAGGGTGGCGTGCGGGGCGCTGGATGCCGTCGTGGCGGCCGTACGCACCCTCCGGGCCGCCCAGTCCCACCCGGCACCCGAAAGGCCCACAGACGGGCATACGCGGGCGCGAGGGGAGGCTGCGTGATCAACCTGGCTGCCGACCAACGGCCCATCCTCGGCGAACTCGGAGGCGACTGCCTCTGCGGACGCGGACCCGCCATCGGCACCTGCATCGTCACTGCGGGCCGCATGTGGTTCCGCGCCTTCCACGAGGGCTCCGCCGCCTATCACCTCGAACGCTGCACCGACTGGGCCTGCGTCGACTGCGTAGCTGACAACGCCCTCGCCGTCGCCACCGGAGAGATCCGCGACGCCCTCCGACGCATCGCCCGGGAACGCCACACCCGCACCACCTGACCCGTCTGCCCGGCCCAGAGCGGGCTGGGCACCCCAACCACCAGGAGCAGCACATGTTTCTCTTCCGTCGCCGTAAGGCCGCCGCCCTCGAACCCCAACCCATCCCCATGCCCGCCCGCACTCCCAGCGTCCACGACTACCGGTCCGCCACCCTCCGATGGGGCCGCAACATCGTCGTCCACCGCATCACCGACACCGGCGAAGCATGCATCTCCGGCTGGGGCCACGGCATCCAGGACGGCGACCACCTCCTCCTTGACGAGGACGGCTGCCACGGCCGCTACGAGATCACCGAGATCGAACACCACCGCGACCCCGCCGACATGTGGGGCGCCACCATCCGCCCCACCCCCGCCGATGGCTGAGTTGTGGGCGGCTGACGACCTGCCCGGCATCGACTGGACCGACCTCACCCACCCCCGCCCCGCGCCCGGCCCGGACATCCCCGAGCACCTCGACGACCGCCCCATCACCACCATCCACCCGCAGGGAGACCTCCTGTGACACCCGCCGAAGAACTCCGCGCCGCAGCCGACCAGCTTCGAGGCGCCCGCTTCACCGGGGCTATCACCGCGACCCCGATCGTCGCTGCCCTCATCCGAGCCCGCGAACCCCTTGCCGACTGGCTGACCGTGAGCGCGGTCATCGTGTCTGGCTACACCGACCCGGAAGCCGCCGAGGAAGCGGGCCACTACCCGCTCGCCGTGGCCCGGCAGATCCTCGGGACCACCCCGTGACGGCGCGCGTCCGGGCGTACGCCTGCTATACCGGCGCCGTCGCCTGCCTCGCCGCAGGACTCGCCGTCGCCCCATACGGCGCTCTCTACAGCATCCCCGGCATCCTCGCCGCCGCCCTCCTTGTGTGGGTGGGCGTCGGCTACTGGGACGACCACCGCGCCGACTTGCTCCGCCACGAGCAGGCCCGGCGGGACGCCCTCCGCGCCTTCCCCGCCCCCCACCCGCACACCGACGGACAGCCGCTCAACGCGCGCGAGACCGTCGCGTGGATACGGCTCGTCGGCACCCTCCACCTCCCCGCCCACGACCCACGGGAGACCCCGTGACCTCCCACCCCATCCCCGAGAACGCCGGCCACTGGTGGCTGTGCTCCGGGAAATGGCGCCGCCTCCACGCCATCCCCGGACCCCACATCACCCCCGAGGCCATGCGGGACGCCATCGACGACAACCAACCCATCCGGGCCCAAGCCGCCTGCGGGCTCCGGCGCCAGTGGTGGATGCCCGGCATCGGCTCCCGCTTGGGCCGTCGCCGCTGCACCCCCTGCTGCACCGCACTCGGCATACCGCCCGGCAACGGAGCACCCGCCAACAACCCACGGGAGACGCCGTGACGGACCGCCACACCGTCGACTCGATCACCAGCGACGACCTCGACGCCCTGTACACGCGCATCGAGCAGCTTGAGGACTTGCTCCGCATCGCGAACGAGACGTCCAACAAGTCGGAGGCGGAGCGAGCCCGAGCCACGCAGCGTGCCGACGAACTCGCCGCCACCCTCCACGACGTCCTCCGCCACTTCGTCCACCCCGGACACCCTGGCGAACCCTGCCTCCAAACCGGATGGATCAGCGTCAGCACCGTCACCCGCTGGCGCAACACCCTCAACCGGCCCGGCGCCTGACCCACCCGTACGACCCGCAAGGAGCCCCCGCATGACCGCCCCGTGTGCTGCCGCCACCTGCACCCGCACCCTCTACGAGTCCGAGATCGACAACGGCCAGCGGCTCTGCACCCCGTGCATCCGCGCCATCCACACCTGGCTGACCGCCGAGCTGCCCCTCCAGATCACCGTCCTCGCCGGGAGCCTCCAGCGGGAGACCACCGGCCAGCCCTCCGGACGCGCCACCCGAACCGCACCCCTCCCCGGACGCGAGGACATCCTCAACCTGACCGGCCCCGCCGCCTGGACCCCGGTCCACGACAAGTACGGCGACCAGACCGGCACCGTGCCCATCATCGGCGTCCTCACCGGATGGGTCCGGCTGATCTGTGAGGAGCGGCGGTGGGACGGACCCCCGGTCACGACCGCGCAGGCGTACGCGGCCTGGCTCGCACACCCCCCGCTCCTCGCCTGGACCGCCCGCCGGCCGTGGGCCGGCGAATACCGCGACGAACTCGCCGGCCTCATGCGGACCGTCCGCGCGGCGAGCAGCGTGCGCGCCGTCCGCAGGGCCATCAAGCAGCCCTGCCCCCGCTGCGACGGCAAGAGCCTCTCCCGCCTCGACCACCAGCTCTACGCCGAATGCGGCGACTGCGACGGACTGTTCACCCGCGATGAGCTGGCCCTTGCCGCGAAGGTCGCCATCGCCCAGCTTCAGCAGACCGCCTGACAGCGAACCACCCAAGAAAGGGACCCATGGAAATCTCGAAGAACAAGACGGCCGCCGACACCTACACGATCACCCTAGCCGGATGGGAGGCCGAAGCGCTCCTGCGGGAACTGGCCGCCGTCCCGCGCTCCAAGCGTCTGGGCCTGGGAGACATGGCCGCGCGTCTCCTGCGGGAGGCGGCCATCGACGCCGGGTTCAAGGTCAGCGTCCGCCGGGGCGCCCCGACTACGGACTGACCAGACAACCAGCGACGCGCCTACGCCCCGACCACCATGGTCGGGGCGTACGCGTTCTCCTTCGCCCTGCCGGACCACCTGACAGCACTGCCCCCGACCCGTCATGCTGGGAGGATGTCCGACCAGGATCAGCCACCCTGCAACGCGTGCGGCGGGAGCGGGCTCACCGAGCACGAACAGCACACCGTCGAGACCGACGAGAACGGCAACCAGAAGCCCGTTGTACACCGGTTCACCGGAGCGTGCGGACGCTGCGGCGGCACCGGAAAGTCCTGACCAAGGAGACCGCGATGCGACAGATCCACGTCTGCCTCCACTGCCGGAACCTCTACCTCCCCGCCAACCCCGCCGAGCCGCACAGAGGGGCCACCACCGTGCACTGCGGGCAGACCCAGTGCGCCAGCGTCGTGGCCGCCATGGTCGCCGCCCTCGGAAGGCCCGAACAGTGGCTCCAGGACCGCGCCCGCAAAGCCGCCGGGATCGCCGGGGAACCCCGCGTACCCCGAGCCCGAGGACAACGCGCCCGCCGTGGCGCCCCCGGTGGCCGGCGCACCAAACTCCTGTAACCCCACCCCGCTCGCAGCATCGCGCCCCGCCTCGACCGAGACGGGGCGTACGCGTTGTCAGTGGCCCGCGCTAGCCTGACAGCTCCCAACGAGACAAGCCGGGAACGCTGTGGCTGGCGGTCGGGTCCGAGCGTGGAACCCCGGACCCGACAACCCGGCCTCATGCCGCCGCGTCGTCCGGATGCCGCACAGCCCGTTTGACCGCCATCTCCAGCCCGTACCGGTCAACCCCCGCCTCCCGCGCGTGCTCCACGATCGCCGCCTGCACCGCCATCGCAGCCTCCCGCCACGCCGCCACCTGCGCGAGATACGCCTCACCCTCCAGATGTGCGAGTCCGGCGTGCGCTTCGACAGCCACACGCTCCAGGTCGATCAGACGCTCCGGGATATCCACCCCGCGATCCTACGGCGGCAGCACGACGCCCCCACCTCGACGCGAGGCAGGGGCGCAGGACGATCAGCGGACCATCCACCCCGCCAGGGCCGCCACCGACAGGATCAGGGCCACCTCCGGCGCGGACTCGTACACCCACACCTTGATGGACTGCCACGCCCGATTCATGCTTGCTCCTTCGGTACAGCCATAGGGACCCAGGGGCGGTCGGCAGGCTACGGACGCCACTCCTCCCGGTAGCCGGGACGGTCCGCGTACGGGAGCGCGAGCAGGCGCAGGGTCGTGCAGGGGAACGGATCGCCGCTACGGCCGCCATCGCTGGAGTCCTCCGCGCATGTCCGGCAGACCAGGCCATCCACGTCCCGACCATCCCAACCCGCGCCAGCCGGATGCTCGGCGACGATCCGCCGCTTGGCGTCGACCTCCCGCAGCACCCGCGCCGGATCATGCTCAGCGATGTGCTCGGCGGTCTCGTTGAAGTCGGCGGTTGCCGCAGCGTGGCCGACCGCCATTCCGATGCCGAGCCGATCAGACGGAGGCGACGGGTCGAGAACCCTCTGCCCCATACGGCTCCACGGCCCCGCCGTCGCCTCCCGCGCGAGCCGCTCGTCCTCGTCGAGGCAGGCACGCAACCACGTCGCGAGATCATCCATCCTGCGCCTCCGTGCTCGCCGTATAGGCCAGAGCCATGCGCCGGTTCACCGCCGACAGGTACTCGCTGTACTCCTCATCTGTCACCAGCGGACCCCAGAACGCCTGGACATCCCGGCGCAGCATCGGCACCCAGTCACTCCCCGGCATCATCACCACGTCGCCGTCGTGGCGCTCCCTGGTCTCCTGCCACTCCTCGCCGGTCCGGTCGTAGAACTTCGGCCAGCCCGTTGGGCGCCCGCTGTTGGTGATCTCGCAGATTTCCAGGATGGTGCCCTCCGGCACGCGGACGGCCCCGGCGCTCCACGCGCCTTCCTGCGTCAGATCATCCATCCTGCGCCTCCACGCTGTTCTTCCTCGGCCGGTTCTTCCCCGACCCCGTGTAGCCCCGCTCGATGTCCTGCACCGTCGACGAGGAGATCCCAAGCAGCGCGGCAATCTTCCGGTGCGGTACAGGCGGCTCCTGCGCACGCAGATCCAGCACGACCTGACGGCGCAGATCCTTCCACTTCTTCGACCGCTTCGTCTGGTCGGCCAACACCTCGCTGATCGCCTTCGCGCGCGCCTCCGGGTCCGGCATCGCCTCCACCGCGTCCATGGCGTCGATCACCCTCTGGGCCTCCTCGGTCACACCCGGCCTCATCTCATTCGGGCGGGCCGCTTGCCTTGAGTGTATGGGGTCCCATACATTCGAGGGAAGCAGTCCGCGACTGCCCAACAACAAAGCCCCCGGCCCGGCGCTGGAACGCCATATGGGCCGGGGGCGGACCCACCCACAACCACGACGAAGGAGCAGGTCCGCCATGGAGCGTACCCACCAGCACCACCCCCAGCCCAGCCCCACGCCCGACCGCGCGTTCGCCCGCACGGTCCGCATGCAGCACCTCCGCCACAACATCGCCCGCCGCGCCCTCGACGCCAGCCGCACCCCCACCGACGCCGTCATCCTCCGCGTCCACCGCACCCGAACCATCCTCACCATCGCCACCCGCCACCCCGGCGCCCGGTACACCGAGTACAACGTCGACTCCTACCGCCTCACCACCCCCCACGAGCGCGCCGACGACATCGAAGACGGCTACGCCCCGGTCGAATGGCTCCTCATCGTCGAACACGGCGACGACGGCCCCGACCGCATCCCCGGCATGTTCGACGAGGCCCTCGCCTACGCCGCGACGTACAACCTCCCGGCCGGCACCCGATGAACGACGCCACCGCGCCAGCCCCCCGCTGCCCCGCCGCGCACCCCGAAGACCCCACCCCCTGCGCGGGACCGGTTGCGGTACGGGTGTCCGACGCGGCCGGGGCCGGTGTCGACGGATGCGAGCACCACGCCGCCCGCATGCTCGCCTCCCTCGACGGCGCCCGCGTCCACCCCCTCCCCGGTGGCCCCGACGGCGCCGCCATCCGCGTGTTCACCGCCGCCGACGGCATCCGCCCCTACCCGTGGCTCACCGACACCCCCCGCACCCGCGACAACCAACTCAGCCACGCCGAAACCCGCGCCCGCACCCGGCGAGGCCGCTGATGGGCCTGTTCCGACGCCGCGAGCAGACCACCGTCGACTACTGGGGCACCCCCGTTACCGGCCCTGCCGACCGCTTCCGCCGCGCCAAGACCACCGGCGCCAAGAAGGCCGCCCGCGCCGCCCAGAAATGGGAGGACGCCGAGCGCGCCGCCGAACGCCAACCCCGACGACGCCGCTGGGGGCGGTGATGGAACGCCTCCTCTACGCCCTCGCCATCGCCGCATCGATCGCCGCACTCGCCCTCGCCGTCTACCGCGGCACCACCTGACCCACCCAGACCGCCGTCCCCGCGACACCCCCAGCGCGGGGACGGCACCCCGACCGGGAGCACCACGTGATCGCCCGCCTGCAACGCTTCGCCCGCCGTCTCGGGACGCGCCCGGGACGCGCGTCTCACCCCGCGTCTCACCACGTCCCATGGTGGGTGCGCTGGTTCACCAACGGCGGCCGACCCGTCGTCGCCGTCGTCGTCCTCATCATGTGCGCCCCCGGCGAACACCACCTCGCCGTCCTCGCCGGCTGGGACCCCCGTCTCGCCTGGGGCATGGCCGCCGTCCTCGCCGCCTACGCAGGCATCGCCGCCTCCGTCGCCACGACCCGCCCCGCCGGCACCCCCGGCAAGACCTCCGCCGTCGTCGGCGCGTGCGTCTCACTCGGCGCCGCCATGGCCGCCCAGCCCGTCTCACACCTCTTCGTCACCGGCTGGCTCTCCGCCACCCCCCGCGCCCCCTGGCAACTCGTCGTGGTCGTCTCATGCGTCCCACCCCTCGTCTTCGGCCACCTCCTCCACCTCGCCGCCACCCCCCTCCCACGCGCCACCGAGACACCGCGCGAGACGCCCGCCCCAGCCCCCGTCATCCCCGAGACGCGCCCCGTCCCGCCCGCGCCCGCATGGCCGCACGCCGTACCCGCCCAAGCGCGACTCCTGCCGCTCGTCCCGCTCGACCGCGAAACGCCACAAGACCGCGATGAGACGCACCGCTTCCTCGCCACCGAGGGCGTCGCAGCCCGCTACGGCATCAGCGTCTCAACCGTCCGCACCTGGAAGTCGCGAGGCAAGATCCAGCCCGCGTTCACCGATCCCGTCCGGGGCGCCATGTACGACCCCGAGACGCTCCCCTCCGCAGCGGCCGTCGGGTGAGACGCATGAACGAGACGCCCGTCCCACCCGCCATCCGACACCCGCAGGAGCCCGTCATGCTGCTCGCTCTGATCATCGTCGCCGCCGGCCTCGCCCCCGGCGTCGCGGCCGGCTGGTACACCCACCGCCGCCACGGCTGGCCCCTCGCGGCCCTCGCCGCAGCCGGCGCGACGGCGTGCCTGCCGTTCCTGCTGCTGGTCGCGTTGACCGTGTTCCCGCCGCTCGGGTTCGCGATCGGTGTCGGCACGGCGCTCGCCGCGCTCCGCGCGTACGACGAGGGCCGCGTCTGGATCGCCACCGCGCTCGTCGCCGCCGCGATGCTCGCCTTCTCCTGCGCGGGACTGATCCTCTGATGGCGGACCGCAAACCGATCACCCCGACCCGGGTCATCCCCGCAGGGGAACCGCTCCCGGCCCCCGCCGCGCCTCCGCCGCCTCCACCCCACCCCCCGGCACCCCCGGTCCCGGCGGACCGCGATCCGGACTGGTGGGGAAGACGGCCCGGACCGCCGGGACCGCCCCCGCCCGTCCCCGTCGACGTGCACGTCACCGTCACCATCGACCACGGCGGACCCCTCGTCCCCGCCGACCCGGACCCCGGATCGCGCTGGTGGCGCCGCTTCCGGCCCGGCTACAACGCCGCCTGCGCCCTCGCCGGGTTCATGATCTGCGGGCCGTGGGCGTGGGTCCTCGCCTCCGTCCGCGACACCGGCTCCCTCGCCGGCGCCTGGGTCGCCGCGATCATCCCCGGCGCGGTCCTCTTCCTCCTCGACAACGCGAGGCAGGTCGAAGCCGACTACGCCGACGAGCGGCTGATAGCCCCCCGGATGCGGGCCGCCGTCACCCGCATCCTCCTGTGGGCCGCCGCCGAAGCCACCGCCCTCGCCCTGCCGATCACCACGCTCGTCTACCTCATCACCGGAGTCCAGCCGACATGACCACCACGCTCGCGGTCAGCCAGTACACGGCCACCACCATCTCCACCGCCGGATTCGCCCTCGGCCTCGCCCTCCTCGGCGCCGAACTCTGGCGCTGGCACAAAGGCGGCAAAGGCGGCGGCGGGAAGGGCAAGGGCGACGACGGGGGAGGCGCCGCGAAGGACCCCAAGGCCCTCATCCCCCTCGCCTCCGGCATGGTCTGCGGCATCCTCATGATCGCCTGCCCCGCCGGGCTCCTCGGCTCCCTCGCCGACATGCTCCGCTGGGGCGGCAACAGCGTCGGCGGCCTTGCCATGCACGCCCTCACCGGCACCAACAGCAGCACCCTCGGCGCCGCCGCCGCACCCCGCATCGACGGCAACGGAGCCATCGTCGTCACCGCCCTCTACGTGACCCTGTTCCTCCTCCGCAAGACCTTCGCGAAAATGATCAAGGGCAAGTGGTGGAAAGGCGTCCTCGTCGGCATCCTCCTCTCCGTCAGCACCGGCGTAGCCGCGATCGTCGCCCAGCAAGTCACCGAAGGCGCCAACGGCATCGGCGCATGGGCCATCGGCGGCATCGCCACCTGGAGCCCCGTATGAGCGCCCCCACCACCGTCCAGTGGCTCCGGCGCGCCGTCGAACGCATCGCAGTCGGCTCCGGCCGCCGCACCACCCAGGCCGCCCGCGCCGCCGTACGGCTCGCCCGACGCGTCTGGAACAGCGGGCGCGGCTGGCTGGACGAGGCGACCGGAGCCGTCTCCTGGGTGATCCGTGCGGCCCTCCTGCTCCTCGCCGTCCTTATCGTCCGCAAGGTCGTCACGGCGATCGCGGTCGGCCTCTACGGACGGATCGCCGACGGGGGAGCGCCCTGGCTCCTCTGGGGCGCCGCCCTCGCCTGGACCATCGCCGCCTACCGCGCCGGCACCGACGACTGGAAGCCGGAGCAGGCCGCCGAGGACGTACCGGCGACCGCCAGCGAAGACAAAGGTAAAGGTGAGGACGAGGGCAGCGGAGAGGAACCGCCGGAAGACCCCCGAGTCCGCTTCCGGAACGAGCTGGCGGTCGCTCTCCACACCGTCGGCTCCCCCCACGCCCACATCAGCGCTCTCGCCGAGTACCTGACCGCCCCTGCGGACCGTGTCCGCGCCGCACTCACGGAGGTCGGAATCCCCATCTCCGGCGCAGTGAGGATGAAGGGGCGCCCGGTCGCGGTCTCCCCGGGCGTCAAGCGAGAGGACTTTCCCCCCCTCCCCCCTCTCGACCAGGAAGGCCCTCCAGGAGGGGTGTTGGCCTGCAACAACAACAGCAACAACAGCGATGGAGAGGGGCCCCGAGAGGGGTTGCGTGTAGAGCGCACGGACGCCGGGATCACCATCTACGACCTCGCCGACACCCACCGCCACCACAAGATCACCGACTGAACGGACCGCCATGTGCATCTGCGGCTCCCTCCCCGACCACGACACCTGCTCCCACTGCGCCCCACCAGCCACCCCGGCCGACAACGACTGGGACGACCCTCCACCCAACACCCCCAGCCCGATCCACTCGTACGACGACGAGGAGCCGTTCTGATGCGCACCCACGCCACCGCCCACCTCATCGGCGACCGCACCCACCAGTGCGACACCACCGCCACCCGCACCGCACCCAACGGCACCACCCGCGCCTACGTCCTCCTGGACGGCATCGGCTCCAACGACGCCGTCCGCGACTGGGTCCGCACCGCCGCACGCCGACTCGCCCGCACCGCCGCCGTCCACGGCGACGCCGAAGCCGGGCTGAGGGAGGTCTACACCCGGTACGCCACCGACCCCGACCGCGAACACGCTGCGGCAGTAGTCGCCGTCACCACCGGCCGGACCCTCACCATCGCCTGGTGTGGCGACTCCCGCGCCTACCTCCTCACCGACGGGGCTCTCCAGCGCCTCACCGACGACCACAACCTCCGCCGCGTCTACCCGGCCGGACGCGGCTACCCGACCGCCCCCGGCGGGAACCGCAACGTCATCACCTCCTACCTCGGCAACTACGAGACCGACGACGAAGTGAAGGCCCGGTACGGACACCCCGCCATCGAAGCCGCCACCATCACCCTCGACGGCGGCAAGCACCGGCTGCTCCTCGCATCCGACGGCGCCTACGAGCCCCTGGAAGACGCCGGACGCTCCCTCGCCGACTACCTCGCCGGAGACGTCCGGACCGCCGCGACCGGCATCGTCACCGCCGCCGTCGCCACCGCCCACAACCACCCCGACCCGCACGCCGACAACGCCACCGTCCTCGTCGCAGACCTCCCCGATTCCAGACATTGACCACCACCCCTCAGGAAGAATCGCCGCATGACCTCCATCGGTATCGCCCAACGCGAGGGCACCGCAGGACCCATCGCCGACGCCGCAGCCGTCTACACCTCCACCCGCACGTCCCGGACCGGCATCGCCCTGATCGACGGCATGGGCCACGACGAGGACATCGTCCGCCTGGCGCCGATGCTCGCGGAGACAGCAGCCCGCGTCGGCGCGGTGCGCGGCCCCCTCGCAGGGCTCCTATCGGCCGGGCTGCTGGTTTCAGACCCGGGCCCTGACGCGGTCGGGGTCCTCGCGGTCAGGCGGGAGGACGGCGGCACCGACGTCGTCTGGGCCGGTGACTGCCGGGCCTACCACTGGGACGGCGCGCTCCGGCAGCTGACGACCGACCACAACCTCGCGGCCTACCTGTCTCGGGCCGCAGGGACAGCAGGCGACGTGCCAGTGACGGCCCTGGCCGACTTCGTCAGCGTCTCGCTCGGCCAAGCGGTACCCGCGACCGTGCCCTACGTCTGGGTCCCAGCCGGAGGACTGCTGATCCTCACCACCGACGGCATCCACGACCAGATCCCGGAAGAAGAGATCACCGCGCTGGTCCGCGACCACGCCGCCGACCCGCAGGCCCTTGCCGATGCCCTGGTCGCCGCTGCTCGGCCGGATGACGCGGGCTACCGCGACGACGCCACCGTCGTTGTGATCAGCCGCAGCTCCTAACCGTGGACCGGCCGGGCGTCGTACGCTCGTAGCAACATCCGCGCCTGCTCTGGCTGGATGGTGGACCGGGCCTCGCCACGCACCCCCCGACGCGGCGAGGCCCGCCCCATTCCCGGCCTCCCGAATGGGCTGCTGGACATCCGGCGATCACTGCCGCATAATCCGATGCCAGCAGCACAACTGTGCCCACAGCCACACCAGCCCCCGCCGATGCGGGGGTTTTCGCGCGTTCAGGGGGTGACCATGACCCCCACCGACGAGACCGGCAGGGACGCCGACGGAACCGTGTGGTTCACCATCCGCGAGGCCGCGCTCTTCCTCCAGTGCAGCGTGCAGACGATCTACTCGTGGGAACGACGAGGCCACCTCGACAAGGCCAACGCCTGCCGCGACGAACACGGGCGGCGCATCTACACCCAACGGCAGATCGCACGGGCGGAACGACAGGCCCGGCACAACACACCCGGCCTCCGCGCCGCCTGAGAGGCCGCCATGAACAGGCTCGTCATCGCCCCCAACGTCCGCCAAGCACAACTGTTCATCCGGTTCTCCGGATACAACCCGCGCGAATGCCGAATCGCCACCCGCCTCCAAGACCTCCTCGGTCTCCGCCTTGAGGGCTGGGAAACCTGGTTCCTTCAGCGCATGTGGCCCGTCCGGACACACGAAGACGTCCAGCACATGGAAGACATGATGTGGACGGCCCGGACGCGCGGGGCCGACATCCGCAGATGGTGGACCTGACCCGCACCACCTGACGGGAGGTTGTCGTGGCCTTCCCGTCCGGAACCCCCGTCGTCACCCTGACCGGCACGCTCCCCTCCGCTGTCGCAGGCACCGGATACGGCGGACAGATCGTCTGCACCCCCTCCGCGATCCTCACCGACACCGGCCGCCACGCCATCTACCCCGGCGGCGGCAAGACCGCCATCGTCGACGGCGAGTTCAGCATCCAGCTCCTCCCCAACAACGCCCCCGGCATCACGCCCGAGGGCTGGCGCTGGTACGTCGACATCCAACCCGCACGCGGACAACGCGTCGCGTTCTGGGCTGACATCCACGGCAACAACGGCGACACCATCCACCTCGACTCACTGGTCCCCGCACAAGCACCCGGCGGCGGCACCAACGGCGTACCCGGCAAAAGCGCGTACGAGCTGGCTGTCGAGCAGGGGTACACCGGGACCGTCACACAGTGGCTCGCCAGCCTCATCGGACCCACAGGCCCCACAGGTGCCGCCGGGCCGACCGGAGCAACCGGCGCCACGGGAGCAACGGGCGCGACAGGGCCGGCGGGAGCCGCCGGAGCGACCGGCCCCAAGGGCGACACCGGAGACACCGGCCCCCAAGGCGCACCCGGCACCCCCGCCGACATGACCCGCGTCCAGGCCCTCGAAGACGAGATGCCGACCAAGGCCGACCTCGACGGCGCAGTCTTCACCGGCGACGTCCTCCTCCACGGCGCCAACCTCACCGTCCAACGCGACGACAACACCGGCGCCTACCGCATGCGCGTCACCGGCGGCGGCCTCGACCTCGAAGTCGCAGGCATGGACGTCATCGTGTCGCTCTGGCAGAACGCTGACTTCACCGGCGCCCAGACGCCCATGATGCGCTGGGAACCCGCCGGACCCCACCTCATCGGCCGCGTCCAGATCGGCACCAACCCGTACGACGTCGTCCACGACCTCGACGCGTCCGGGCGGCTCGGTTTCTACGGCGTACCCTCCGTCACCCGACAAGCCGTGGGCGGCTCATGGACCGACGGCAGCGCGGGCGCCAACCTCGCCGCCGCACTCGACGCGCTCGGCCTCATCGACGACCAGACCACCCCGTAGGAGGCTCCCGTGCCGACGAGCATCGCCGAAGGCAAGGACTGGTCGCTCGAACACTTCCGCCGCCACCTCCCCGACACCGTCACCGATGTCGGCCCCGGTGAAGGCACCTACGCGCGCCTGTTCCGGCCCGTGCACGCCGGGATCTGGTGGACCGGCATTGAGATCCACAAGCCGTACATCACCAAGTACAAGCTGAAGTCGACGAAGGTCCGGCAGGCGTACGACGAACTCCACATCGAAGACGCCCGCCAGTCCGAGGACCACCTGTTCCACCGGGACCTTGTCATCTTCGGCGACGTCCTCGAACACATGCCCCGCCAAGACGCAGTTACCCTCCTCGCCAAGGCGGAGGCGGCCGGGGCGTGGAACATCCTCGTCAGCCTGCCCATCGTCGAAGCACCCCAAGGCGAAGTCGACGGCAACCCCCACGAAGCCCACCTCCACCACTGGGACGCCGACGACATGTGGCACACCCTCAACGCCCTCGGTGGCCGACTGGACTACCGGTACGGCAACACCCTCGGCGTGTGGTGGTGGAGCCGACGTGGCTGAGCCGGTGGATCTACAGCATGTCGCCTCCGTTTGGAACGAGGCGGTCAATCAAGGCAAGCCCACACTGGCCGCCCTGCATCACGCGTTTCCTGGCAAGTCTCAGCGAACGATCCAGCGATGGCTGCGACTTGCCCGAGAGCAGGCCCTGCTGCCGCCAGCGAAGCCTGGCAGTAACCGGATCAGGACCCCCGCCGCAGAAGCCGTAGCCGAGGCGCTGGGCGTTCCATACGAGCGGCTGATTATCGCTCTCCGAGAGCAGGCTGGCGGTTTCCTGAAGATAGGGCCGACCGAGGAGAAACACGCCCGTCGGACATCAGAAGATCCGTCATGAGCGGGGGCTGGAAAGACTCCGGCCGCAAAGCCCGGCTGCCGTCGAACTGGCGGCAGATCCGCGCGCGCATCCTCGCCCGCGACCCTGTCTGCGTCCTCTGCGGCGTACGACCGTCAGTCTTCTGTGACCACATCGTGGCCAAGGCGGACGATCACAATGAGGCCGCACTCCAAGGCGTATGCGGCCCCTGCCACGACCAGAAGAGCAGCCGCGAGGGGAACGACGCCCAACGCGCCAACCCGAGACCGGGACGGCGGCGGCCACCCGAGACGCACCCAGGACTTCGCGAACCACCAACGTGAACGCGAGCACCAACCCCAGGACGAGGTGACCGTGCCCGCCTACCTCATCCTCCACCCCACAGGCCAACACCGAGACGACATCCTCATCGAGGACGACGACCTGAAGCTCCACATCTGCGAGGGCTGGGCGATCCTCTCCGACACCAAGGGCATCTGCTACGCCGTCCCGAGCGGGCAAGGCGCAAGCATCCAACGCGTCGACCAGGACAACGCCGACGGCGCGGACGAGGCAGGCGAGGCGCACCACCCGCAGGACGGGTGAGGCGGCGGCCGACACGGGGAGGTGCTCGGGGTGCTGCACGTCGTCCCCATCGGAGACCTCGTCGACCACACGTCCGACGACGACTGCGTCTGCGGACCACGAGCCGAGCCAGTCAAGGGCGATGACGGATCAGTCGACTGGCTGATGATCCATCACAGCCTCGATGGCCGCGAGCAAACCGAATGATCACTCCGGAGCGATCATGAGTCCATGATCACCTGGGGGGATACCCCATGATCCACTTTGGTCAGGGATCGGGGCCGTATAGCACCTGACTGTCTGTACGGGTTTCAACAGCCCCCCTCTTTCTGCACGTAGTCCTGGTCGCCCTGGAGGCGCCGGGCTCGGTGCTCTCGCCTTTCCGCCCCGCGCGCCCTGGTGGCGTGCTCTGACCCTGGAGGTCGCCATGGGCACTCGTGGACCCATCCCGGAGCGCTCGGAAGCGCGGCGCCGGCGCAACAAGCCGGACGGCCCGGATCTGGTGCAGGCCCCGTCAGGGGTGCCGCCCGAGTTGCCGGATCTGCCTGAGCCCGAGCCGCACTGGCACGACATCGCGACCGAGTGGTACCTGTCACTGCGCGAGTCCGGCCAGGCGGCGTTCTACGAACCGAGCGACTGGGCGATGGCCCGGTACGCCGCTGAGCTGATGTCGCGCGGCCTGTCGGGCGACCGGCCGCCGAACGGGCAGTACGTTGCGGCCCTCAACTCGGTGATGGCGAGCCTGCTGACCACCGAGGGCGACCGGCGGCGGGCCCGGATCGAGCTGGAGCGGAAGCCGGCCGTGAAGGCTGTGCCGGCGTCGGTGACGGCGATCGCCGACTACCGCTCGTCGATCGGTGGCTGACGAGGAAGTCCCGGCGGTCGTCACGCCGTTCACGATCGGGCCGACCTGGCGGCGGGGCTCGGACGGGAAGTTCCTGCTGCCGGAGTACACGCTGGGCTGGCACTGCCTGGCGTGGACCGCGACCTACCTCCAGCACCATGCCGGGAAGCCGTGGCGGTACACGGCGGAGCAGGCCCGGCTGACGCTGTGGTGGTACGCGATGGACCCGGCGACGAACCGGTTCCTGTGGCGGGACGGCGTGATCCAGCGGCTGAAGGGCTGGGGCAAGGACCCTCTGATCGCGACATGGTCGGCGTTCGAGTTTGTGGGCCCGTGCCGGTTCGACGAGGTGGCGGACGAGGGCAACGAGTGGGGTGTCCCTCCGGGGCAGCCGCTCGGGATGCAGCACCCGGAGGCGTGGGTGCAGATCGCCGCGGTGTCGCAGGATCAGACCCGGAACACGATGACGCTGTTCCCGTCGATCTTCACGAAGAGGGCGATCGAGGAGTACCGGATCGACCTCGGCAAGGAGATCATCTACGCCGACAAGGGCAGGGCCCGGACCGAGGCGGTCACCTCGTCGCCGCGGGCTCTCGAAGGTGGCCGGCCGACGGCGGTCAACATGGGCGAGACGCACCACTGGTTGGAGTCGAACCAGGGTCACGAGATGGCCGCGGTCATCGAGCGCAACGCCACCAAGTCGGCGGACGGCCAGTCACGGACGTTGGCGAACACTAACGCCTACGAGCCGGGTGAGGACTCGGTGGCGGAGCGGACGCGGGAGGCGTTCGAAGCGGCTGAGGCGGGGCGGGCGGCTGACACGGGTCTGTTCTACGACTCGCTGGAGGCGCCGGCTGAGGCGAAGCTGACCGAGGCGTGGATCGTTCCGACGCTGACTGCGGTCCGTGGGGATTCGACATGGCTGGACATCGGTCGGTTGAAGGCGTCGATCCTCGACATCCGTAACCCGCCGTCGAGGTCGCGCCGATTCTGGTTTAACCAGATCGTCGCGGCGGAGGACGCGTTTCTTGCGCCGTACGAGTGGGATGCGTGCCCGCATGAGGGCATTGCGCTTGTCGACAACGACGAGATCGTCCTGTTCTTCGACGGCTCCAAGTCGGACGACGCGACCGGGCTGGTGGCGTGCCGCTTGTCCGACGGGCACATGCAGACGCTCGGTGTGTGGCAGCGGCCTGCGGGCTGGCCGGAAGGTCAGTTGTGGCGGGTGCCGCGCGAGGAGGTCGACGGCGTGGTCGAGCGCACCTTCGTGCGGTTCAAGCCGCTCGCGTTCTTCGCGGACCCCGGCGCCGGCCAGGACGATGCGGATGGCGAGCGGTACTGGGACGGGTTCATCGACGTGTGGGCCCAGCGGTACGGGAAGCGGTTGAAGCTGAAGGCGGTCTCCTCGGGAACTGGCCAGCACGCGGTGATGTGGGACATGCGTGACCGGCGGCGCCAGCAGGTGTTCACGGAGGCCGTGGACCGGTTCTATCGGGACGTGCTGGAGCGGCAGTTGACGCATGACGGCAGCAAGGTGCTGCGCCAGCACGTGGCGAACGCCCGTCGGCGTACGAACGCGTGGGGTTACACGATCGGCAAGGAGCACCGGGAGTCCGCCCGGAAGGTGGACCTCGCGGTGTGTGCGATCGGGGCGCGGATGCTGCGCCGGATGGTGATGAACAGCCCGGCCTGGGCGAAGCGGTCGACGGTGCGCGGTAAGGGACGGGTGGTGGTGTTGCGGTGACCATCCCCACGCTGCCCTTGCTGGGCTTGTCGGACGACGAGATGCAGATGCTGACGATGCTGCGGTCGGATCTGCTGTCGCACCGGTTTCGGCTTCAGCTCCTTGACGCGTACTTCAACGGCGAGCAGATCGTCCGCGATCTGGGGATCTCGATTCCGCCGCAGCTCAAGGGCCTGCATACGGTGATCGGGTGGCCTCGGATCGGCGTGGAGTCGCTGGAGCAGCGCCTTGACCTGGAGGCGTTCCGGTGGGCGGACGGCTCGGATTCCTCCGAGTTGGAGGAGATCGCGGAGGCGAACGATTGGTTCGACGAGGCGTCTCTCGCGCACTTGGACGCTCTGACGTACGGCCGCGAGTATGTGGTGGCCGGGTCGGGAGAGGGCGGCGGCCTGCCGGTGGTGACGTTTGAGTCGCCACTGGACATGACGCTGCTGTGGGATGCGCGGCTGCGGCTGGTGCGGTCGGCGCTTCGGGAGTGCCAGGGAGACCGACTGGACTACGGACTGACGCCTGAAGAGCGTCTGGTCACCCTGTACCTGCCCGAGCAGACCGTGTTCGCGGTGGAGGCGGATGGCGGCTGGAAGGTCGTCGACCGCGATGAGCACCGTCTGGGTGTGCCCCCGGTGCTGCGGATGGCGAACCGGCAGCGCACGGCGGACCGGGTCGGCAAGAGCGAGATCACGCCGGAGGTCATGTCCATCACGGACGCCGCTTGTCGGCGTCTGATGGGTATCGAGGTCGGGGCGGAGTTTTTCCAGGCGCCGCAGCGGTACATCCTGGGTGCTTCGGAGCAGGCGTTCCAGGACGCCGAGGGCAACCCCAAGGGTGCCTGGGAGACGTACATCGGCCGGGTTCTGGCGTTGGAGCGTGACGAGGACGGCAATGTGCCGGACGTCGGCCAGTTCGCGGCGCACGACCCGTCCGGCCAGACAAAGATCATCGATCTGTATGCGCGGATCATGTCGTCCCAGTTGTCGGTGCCGCCGCACATGCTGGGCTACACCAGCGACAACCCCGCCTCGGCGGACGCGATCCGCTCTGCTGAGGGCGCACTCGTCAAGAAGGCCGAGCGCCGGATCAGGCGGTTCAGCGGGACGCACCGGGCCGCCATGCGACTGGCGCTGTGGTTCCGGGACGGGGAGCCTCCACCGCGGGAGCGCCGGATCGAGTGCGTGTGGCGGAACCCGGCGACGCCGACGATCGCCGCGCAGACTGACGCCGCGGTGAAGCTGGCGCAGGCCGGTGTCCTTCCGGCGGACGGCGATGTCGTGCTGGAGATGGCAGGACTCACGGAGGATCAGCGGCGTCGGGTGGCGGCCGAGCGTCGGCGTAGCGCCGGGTCAGCGGCCGGCGGTCAGCTCATGGAGCGGCTCGCGGCGCTCGGCGATCAGGCAGCGTCGCCGCCTGCGGCGTCGGAGGTGACCGGTGACAGTAGCGGTCTCGGATGACGGCGACGCTCCGCGCCGGTACCGTGCGGCTCAGATCGGGCTGACGCGGCTGCTGGTGCGGGACGTGCGGGGTCTGCGGCGCCTGATCCTGCCGTCCCGGCTGCGGGAGTCGGTGCCGGATTGGATCACGGCCATGAACGCGGTGATCGAGCAGTACGCGCGCACGTCCGGCGCTCTGGCCGCCGAGTTCTACGACGCGCAGCGCGAGGCCGCGCGGGCGCCGGGGCCGTTCACTGTCCCGCTGGCCGATCCGCCGCCGCTGGAGCAGACGGAGTCGTCTCTGCGGTGGGCCACGAAGGACGTGTGGCCGCGTGACCCGGACGATACCGCGACGACGGAGGCGCAGCGCCTGCCGATTGATGTGCGGCTGGATCAGGCGGAGACGAAGGCCGAGACGGTCGCGCAGAAGCTTGTCGCGGACACGGGTCGGGGCACTGTTCGGGAGGCGGTGCGGCAGGACCGGCAGGCCACCGCGTGGGCGCGGTCCGCGGCGCTCGGAGCCTGCTACTTCTGTAAGGCGCTCGCGACCCGCGGCGCGGTGTACAAGCAGGACACGGCTGATTTCCGGGCGCATGACGGCTGTCACTGCGGCGTGCTCCCGGTGTTCAAGGGGCAGCGCTTCGAGCTGTCCCCTCACGCCCGTGAGTGGGAGCGGATCTACCGCGAGTACGCGGCTCCGCACTCCGGCGACCAGCTCAGGCGATTCCGCCTGGCGCTGGCTGAGCACGACAGCACGCTGCCGGGCTCGAACTGACCAACCCTTCGGCTGCCCTGGTGGTGGCCTTTCTCAGCCCCAGGAGGGCGACATCACCATGCCCGAAAACGAGGAGACCGAGCAGGTCGAGACGGAACCGCAGGGAACCGAGACCGCCCCGGAGGCGGAAACGGGCGACGGCGAGCCGTTCGACGCGGACCGTGCGCGCAAGGCGCTGAGCAAGAAGAACGCCGAGAACAAGGGTCTCCGCGACCGCCTGAAGGAGCTGGAGCCCCTCGCCGCGAAGGCGCGGGAGCTGGAGGACGCGCAGAAGTCCGAGGCTCAGCGGCTCACAGACCAGCTCGCCGCGCAGCAGGAAAAGGCCGCCAAGGCCGTCCGCGCTGCGGTCGCGTCGAAGGTCGAGGCGTTGGCGGCCAAGACGTTCGCCGATCCGGAGGACGCGGCCGGCGCACTCGACTTGTCCGGCTACGTGGACGACGAGGGCGCCATCGACACCGATGCGATCCGTCGTGACCTCGAAGACCTGTTGAAGCGGAAACCGCACTGGGCCCTTGCCGACGACTCGTCGCCGCGCGCGCCTCGCCCGGACCGCACGCAGGGCTCCTCGGGCAACGGAAACCGAACCCCCCAGAAGCCGGAAGAGGAATTCGCCGGCTGGTTGCAGAGGGCCCTCAACGGGGGCCGCTGAGAAAGGTAGCCCGTCGTGGCCACGAACCCCATCAAGCTGTCGGACATCAACCCGACATTCCTCCCGCCGACCATCGTCGCGCCGATCTTCGAGAAGTCGGTGGAGACGAGCGCGGTGATGTCGCTGGCACGCCGCGTGCCGCTGGCGATGACCGCCACCACGGCTGTGCCGGTGCCTCTGGACGTGCCGACTGCCGACTGGGTCGACGTCGCCGGCCGTAAGCCGCTCGGCTCGGGCGGCGTGGGCATCAAGCAGATGTCCGGCAAGAAGCTCGCGGTGTTGATCCCGGTCGCGATGGAGGTCGCGAACTCGAACGCCGGCGGCCTGTGGGCGCAGCTCCAGCAGGATCTGCCGACCGCGTTCTCCCGGGCGTTCGACCGGGCGACGATTCACGGCAAGACGATGAAGGGCGCCACCGGGCCGTTCGCGGACTACCTGGCGATGACGACGAAGAGCGTCGCGCTCGGCACCGCATCGCAGGGCGCCGGCGGCATCTGGAAGGACTTCGTCAACGGCATGGAGGAGATCGTCGACGACGACTGGGACTACACCGGCACCGTCGCCGACCACCGGCTGCAACCGAAGTTGCTCGGCGCGACGGACACCACGGGTCGCCCGATCTTCGTCGAGACCCGTGAGACCGGGACGGGTATGGCGATGGCCGGCTCTCTCGTCGGGAACCCGCTCGCCTACTCCCGATCGGTCAGCGGCAAGGTGCGCCGCCAGTCCAGCAGCACGGACACCGGGCTGCGGGCGATCGGCGGCGACTGGTCGCAGACCGCCTACGGCGTCGGCATGGACATCTCGGTGAAGATCTCTCGCGAGGCGACGTACATCGACGAGGAAGGCGACGTCCACTCGGCGTTCCAGGAGAACCTGGTGCTCCTCCTCGCGGAGGCGTACTACGGTTTCGTGCTGGGCGACGCTGAGGCGTTCGTGAAGTTCACCGGCACTCCGAGCGGTAGCTGATGGGGAGGGCTGTCCCGGTGTCCGCGCCGGGCGGGACGGCCACCCCGCTGCGAATCGTGGCCCGTGTCCACGCGATGCCCCCTGAGCACAACGCGGGGGCGGAGCACATGCTCGTCAGCATGCTGCGGCCGTTGGTTGAGCGCGGGCACGAGGTATCCGTGTGGCTGTCTCGGTACGGGCGGGTCGTCGAGCCGTACGAGTACCGGGGCGTTCAGGTGGTGCCGCTGGAGGCCCGGCTGGACTTCCCGACGGCGGTCCGGCGGGCGGACGTCCTGGTGTCGCATCTGGAGTGCGTGCCATCGACGGCTGCTCTGGCCCGCGGGTACGGCAAGCCGATGACCGTCGTCTGCCACAACACGCACCGGCCGACGTTCCGGGACGCGGCGGCCGGCGGCACGGCGCTCGCGGTCTACAACTCCGAGTGGATGCGGCGCGAGGCGGAGTTGTTCTTCGCCGAGTACCCGCAGTCCGTACGCCCCGACCGGGAGCTCGTGGTGCGTCCGCCGGTGTTCGCCGACGAGTACGCGGCCAAGCCGGGCGACCGGGTGACGCTGGTCAACTGCAACGCGGAGAAGGGCGGCCGGGTCCTGGAGGCCCTGGCTCGCCGGATGCCGGACGTGCAGTTCCTCGCGGTGCGCGGCGCGTACGGGGAGCAGATCCTGCCGGATCTCCAGAACGTCGAGGTGGTCGAGCATGTGCGGGGCGAGGACATGCGGGAGCACGTGTACGCCCGCACGAGGGTGCTACTGATGCCGTCGTCGTACGAGTCGTGGGGGCGCGCCGGGGTGGAGGCGCTCGCGAGCGGGATTCCCGTGGTGGCGCACCCGACGCCGGGCCTGTGCGAGTCGCTGGGCGAGGGAGGCGTGTTCGTCGACCGCAACGACCTCGACGGCTACGAGGCGGTCCTGCGGAAGCTCCTCGCGCCGTCGGAGTTCCGGCTGGCATCGAAGCGCGCCAAGGCGCGCAGCGCCGAACTGGACCCGACGGACGAGTTGGCCGCCTGGTGTGCGGCTGTGGAGTCCCTGCCGAGATAGGAGCTGACCATGGCGTTCGTCCCTCCGACGGCTGCTGAACTCGGTCTGTACCTGGGGCTCGGCGAGGTGGACGGAGACCGCGCCGATCTGCTGATCACTCAGGCGGTTGCCCTGTGCGAGACGGTCGTGAAGCCCCTCCCGGACCAGGCGACGGCCGTCGTCCTGTCGGTCGCGGGCCGCGCGTACGTCAACCCGCAGCAGGTGTCGTACGAGACGATCGGCCCGATGTCGGTGCAGCGCCCGCAGGGCAGCGGGGGCCTGTATCTGACGAAGGCCGACAAGACCGCGTTGAAGTCCCTCGCGGGCCGTGGGGGCGCGTTCGCCGTGGACCCGACGCCTGCCACGGCCGATCCGTCGCCGACGTGGCCGGTCCGTGTCGGGCGCGGTTCCGGGGCGGCGTACGAGCCGGGCTGGGGTTGGCCGTAGTGCCCGCCCCGTATCCGTTCGGCGAGACGGTACGGATCATCCGTACGGGGGTTTCGCCCGGTCGGGACCCGCGCGGCCGGCCGTTGCCGGGCCCGGACGAGTCGTTCGACCTGCCAGGCTGCGTGGTCACCCCGCGCGCGGAAACCCCACAGGTGGGCGGCCCGGAGCAGCAGGGCCGCGACACCGTGATCGTCGGCTGGACCGTCTACGCCCCCGCCGGCCGCCCCATCCTTACGACCGACCGGGCCCGCATTCGTGGCGTGGACTGCGAGATCACGGGCGAGCCTGGCGACTGGGGGCGTTCCCCGTTCACCGGGACCCGCGGCCCGATCCAGTTTGCGGCGGACCGGGTGACCGGTTAGCGGCGTGCCTGTTCGACCGCGGCGACGAGTTTCTCGGCTGCGTCGTTTACTCCTCGCCGGATGGACAGGCTGTGCGGGTCGCTGTAGGGCGGTCGGCCGCCCTGGGTGAGTCCGCGCTGCTCGCCTGCCGCGATGGCGCCGGGCACGAGGAACTGCACGTAGCCGTGGGTCAGCAGAGTGCCGGGCTTGTAGCGGGTGCCGGTGATGTCGGCAGCCCTGATCCGCATGGGCGCCGCTCTGCCCCCTACTGGCGTCTTGGTGATGGTGACCCATTCCCCGTCGAACGAGATCGTGCCGAGCACGCCTTTGACGTCCATGTCCGCCCCCTGAGTGGTGAGTTGGAGGGGATATGGCAGCACGTTTCCGTATGAACCGTAAAGGGGTCGGGGAATTGCTGCGGAGCCCGGGAATGCGGGCGGAGATGCTGCGCCGCGCCGAGGTCATCAAAGACATCGCCGTCCCGATCTCGCCGGTCGACGAGAACAGCCCGGACCCGGGCCGCTATCAGCGGTCCTGGGAGACGGACAGCACGTCGCGGGGCGGCCGTCGCCGCGACCGGGCCGTCGCATACGTCCGCAACACGGCGTACTACGCGCGCTGGGTGGAGTACGGCACCGAGCGGGTCCGCGCCCACCACGTGCTGCTGCGGGCCGCAGCGCAGGGGGGCCGGAACCAGTGACCGCGATCATCGACATCGAACTCGAACTCATCACCCGTGCGACCCCGCGGTGGCCGAACGCAGTGGTGCGGGACGAGGTCGACAACAGCCTCCTCAACGAGTTGCCCACGATCCAGATCGAGCAGATCCCGGCAGGTGACGACGACGGCATCCGGCTGGCCCGCATGCTCGTCGACGTCAACGTGTACGCGGCAACGCGCGCGCAGGCGATCACTCTGGCCCGTGAGGTCCACGCCTGGATCACGGGCGACCTGCGCGGCAGCGTCAGCGCGACCGCCGTGATCGGCCGGACCGGCTGCCTCACGCTCCCCGCCGTGCGGCCGTACGAGAACACGGCGCTCCGCCGAGTCGGGGCCACTTACGAGATCTTCTGCCACCCGGCCTGAGCCGGTGGCCGGGCCCGCGCCGGACCCGCTTCCCGCCCGTGCGCGGGCTCCCCTTGTCTGGAGACACATCATGGTCAACATCACCCGCGCTGCGGACCTGCTGGAGGTCGGCGCGAACGGCGGCGGCTGGGTCGCCCCGCTCGGCACCGCATCCCCCGGCGACCCCGACATCCAGCCGGTCGCCCCCTGGCTGCCGGTCGGCGCAATCAGCGACGACGGCCTCGTCCAGGGATTCTCCGAGGACTCCCAGTCCTTCACGCCGTGGGGGTACACGGCGCCGATCCGCACGACGATCACCTCGTCGCTGCGGACGTTCCAGATCACCGCCTGGGAGACCGGCCGTGTGACGGTGCAGGCTCTCCAGTACCGGCTGGACGCCAGCGACCTCACGCCCGCGTCCGGGCTGACGGCGTTCGCCGAGACCGCCAGCCCCTCCCCGGACCGGCAGAGCTTCTGGTTCGTCGTCCTCGACGGCGACTCCTTCAAGCGGGGCTTCTACGTCCCCGAGGGCGAGATCACCGAGCGGTCCGACGTCACCCACAAGCAGGACTCCGTCGCCGGATACCAGTGGACGATCACCGCCTACCCCGACGCGTCCGGCAACACCGTCTACCACGCCGACCGCGTCCCCCCGACCGCCGCATACACGGGGTCCTGATCTGGTGGGCGGGCCGACATTGCCAGCCGGCGCGGGCCCGGCCCGCCCACCTTCTGCTTCTGCCCGCGCCACTAAAGAGGAGGCCCGCGCCATGGCGGCCAACGCCCGCACCGCCCGCCGTTCCCCGAACCCCGAACCCCGCGAGAGGCCGACCCGCGAACGGGTCGTCGAGCCGGAGGAGGCGACGGAGGCCGATGCGCAGGAGACAGAATCGGACGGCTCGTACGTCACCGCTCAGCTCGCAGGCGAGGACATCCGCATCATCCCGCCCGGCGCATGGCGCCAGTCCTGGCACCGCCTGCTGAACGCAGGCCAGTTCGACGAGTTCGCCGAGACGGTGATGCACCCCGATGACGTCGACGCGTACTTCGACATCGACCCGACGAACAGCGAGTTCAACGACTTCATCGCCGATGCGGCCAACCAGGCCGGTGAGGGCCTGGGGAAATCGCGTGGACCCGCGCGGTCGTCGAGGCGTACCCGGAGGCGGTAGAGGCGGACCTGCTCCGCTACTACCAGGGCGTCGACCTCCTCGACGTGCACCGCGGGGAGATGTCGTGGCGGCGACTGCGGGTCCTCATCGAGCACCTGCCAGCCGAGTCGGCGACATGGACGGCCCTGCGCAACGAGCTCAGCCCTGAGGAGTTGGCGACACAGGCGGAGGAAGGCGAGCCGGAGAAGGGGCGCTGGTCCCAGGAGGAGCAACTCCTTGCGACCGTCGTCGACGCCGTACGCCGGGTCGAGTGGGTGCTGTGGTCGGTGAACATCGAGCAGCAATCCCAGCGCCCCGACCCGCCGGAACCGATGCGTCGGCCGGGCGCCGGACCCCGCAAGGTCAAGGCCGTCCTCGCCGAGGGCCGTGCTGACGAGTTGTTCCAGATGCTGAACGGTGGCGCCGCGTAGGGCGCTGGGAGGAGGCTCCCGGTGCCCGCCATCTCTGTCGGCTCCGTCGAGGTCGACGTCATCCCGAGCACACGCGGGATCTATAACCGGCTCCGCGATGGGCTTGTCCCTGCGGCAACCCGCGCCGGTGAGGACGCGGGGAATGCGGCGGGGCGCGCGTTCGGCCCGGCGATGCGGTCCTCGGTCGGGGATGCGGTCGGGGCGCGGATCGGGCAGCAGATCGGGCAGCAGATCGCTGCCCGCATCACAGCATCGATCCGCGACAGCCTCCGTGACGGCGTCACCCAGGGCGGCCGGACCGCTCGGCCGGCGGCGACCCGGCAGGGCGACGAGACGGCCGGCGCGTTCGCGCGAGCCATGCGCGCCCGGCTGGAAGCGGCGTTCCGGTCGATGCCGCGGCTGGATGTGCGGTTGTCCGACACGGGCGTCGATGCCGAGCTGGCCCGACTGAGGGCGCGTCTGGAGTCCCTCGCGGGCCGCACGATCGGCGTCGACGTCTCTGCCGAGCAGGCACAGGCGGCGGTGGCGGAGATCGAGGCGCGGCTCCGTCAGCTCAGCGCCGCCCACCCCAATGTCACCGTCCGCGCGGACACGGCGGCTGCGATCGCGCAGTTGCAGGCGCTGCGGGCGGCGATCGACGAGGCGACCGCCGATCCGGCCCGTATCCGGGTGGAGACGGACGGCACGTTCGGGCAGCGGCTCCGCGCTCAGGTGCGGGCGGCGGAAGCGTCCCTCCCGAACATCAACTTGCGCGCGGACTCGACTGCGGCCGAGGTGGAGATCGCCCGAATGCGGGCGCAGCTCACCGCGCTGCGTGAGGTGCGGATCGGCGTCGACATGGACGCCGCGACCGCACTCGCCCGCATCGCGGAGATCCAGGCCAGGTTGCAGCGGCTGTCGGCGTCGGACGCCGACGTCGCGGTCCGGGCGGACACGGCGTCGGCGGTGGCGCAGCTTGCGGTCGTCCAGGGCATCGCGAATCGGCTCGATGGCCAGACAGCGCGGGTCGATGTGCAGGTGTCGGGGATGCAGGCCCTGGTCACGGCCGCGCTGGCGTTTGGTCCTGCGCTGTTGCCGGTGTTGCCGGTGGTGGCTGCGGGGTTGGGTGCGGTGGCGGCTGCTGCGGTGGCGGCGGGTGCCGGTCTCGGGGCGGTCGGCTTGGTGGCGGTGCCTGCGTTCAAGCAGATCGGCAGCGTGTTGCAGGCGCAGAAGGCGGCGCAGGAAGCGGCGACGAATGCCACCTATCGGGGTGGTCAGGCGTCGTCTCAGGCGGCGTCGAAGGCGTTGCAGATGGCTGGTGCGCAGCAGCAGTTGGCGGCTGCGGAGCGGAATGGTGCCCGGCAGATCGCGCAGGCGCAGTCCCAGGTGGTGCAGGCGAAGCGGGCTGTCGGCGATGCGGTGGCGCAGGCGGCACTGAGGAACGAGCAGGCGAACCGGCGGGTGCTGGACGCTGAGCGGTCGTTGGCGGACGCTCAGCGGGATGCGAGGCGTGCCCAGGAGGATCTGACGGCGGCGCGTCGCACGGCGGCGCAGGAGCTGGAGGACCTCAACAACCGGCTCACCGACTCGGTGTTGTCTCAGCGGGATGCGGAGATCGCGCTGAGGGAGGCGGCGGTCCAGCGGGACAAAGTCCTGTCGAACCCGAATGCCTCGGAGCTGGACCGGCAGAAGGCGATCCTGGCGTACGACCAGGCGGTGCAGCGCCTGAAGGAGCAGCGCACCGAGACCGCCCGTCTGAAGACGGAGACGGCGGCGGCGAACAAGGCCGGGGTGGAGGGCTCCGCGACGGTCACGAATGCCCAGCAGAAACTGGCGGACAGCCAGCGGCGGGTGGCTGATCAGGCTCAGTCTGTGCGGGATGCGCAGGCGGAGGCGGCGCGGACGCAGGTGGAGACGGCCCGTCAGGTTGCGGATGCGCAGCAGCGGGTGTCGGAGGCGACGTCGAATGTGGCGCAGGCTCAGGCGTCTGCGGCGGATGCGGTGGCGTCGGCTCAGCGGCAGATCGCGTCGGCATCGGTGTCGGCGGCGGGCGGGATCGATCAGGCGGCGATCGCGCAGGCCAAGTACCAGGCGGAACTGGCGAAACTCTCGCCAGAGGCGCGGGCGACGCTGAATGCGTACACGGGACTGCGGGACGCGTTCTCGGACTGGTCGACGTCGTTGCAGCCCGAGGTGATGCCGATCTTCACGCGGGCACTGAACGGGCTGCGGAACGCACTGCCGGGGCTGACTCCGTTTGCGACGGAGGCGGCCAAGGCCGTGGGCGAGCTACAGGATCGTGCGTCACGCGGCTTCAAGTCTCCCTGGTGGAAGACCTTCAAGAAGGATCTCCAGGGCTCGGTACGTCCGGCGATCATCGGGCTCGGGGTCGCGTTCGGGAACGTGTTCAAGGGGATGGGCGGGATCATCGGCGCGTTCCTGCCGCACATGGACTCCATTTCGGAGCGGATGCAGCGGATCACAGGCCGTTTCGCGGACTGGGGAACGGGCCTCAAGGGCTCGCCCGCGTTCGAGAAGTTCCTCGCGTACAGCGCCGAAATGGGGCCGATCGTCTCCCGGGCGATCGGCGACATCATCGGCGCCATTTTCAGCCTGGGCAAGGCGATGGCTCCGATTTCGGGGCCGATACTGGCACTCCTTGGCGGAATCGGTACCGCGATCGGCATCATCGCGGATCATGCCCCGTGGCTGATCCAGGGGATCTACGGGATCATCCTGGCGACCCACCTGTGGACGATCGCGCAGGCAGCACTGAACTTCGTCATGTCCGCAAACCCGCTCGTCCTGATCGGGCTTGCGATCGTCGCACTGGTCGGACTTGTGGTGTACGCCTACAACCGGTTCGGCTGGTTCCGTACATCGGTCCAGGTGATCTGGCAGGGCATTGCGACGGTGTCGCTGTGGCTGTGGAACACGGTGCTGAAGCCGGTGTTCACGTGGATCGGCGACATTGTCGTCTGGCTCTGGAATGTGATCATCAAGCCGTACGTCGGCTTCATGATCGCCTACTGGCAGGCCGTCGGAACCGTCGTCCTGTGGCTGTGGCAGAAGGCGATCAGCCCGGTGCTGGGCTGGATCGGCGCGGGGATCAAGCTGTGGTGGGCCGGAGTCAAGTTGTACCTCGGGTCTGTCGCAACCGGTGTCACCAGCCTCGGAAACGTGTTCGTCTGGCTGTGGCAGAAGGGCGTCAGCCCGGTCCTCGGCTGGATCGCGAAGGCCATCGGCGGCTTCTGGAAGAACGACGTCAAGCCGATCTTCGACGTCTTCAAGGCGGCCGTCGGGCAGATCGGTAAGTCCTTCGCGACGACTCGGGACACAATCCGGACGGCCTGGGGGCAGCTGAAGGCGATCGCGCGGGAGCCCGTGCAGTTCATCGTCGACACCGTCTACAACAGGGGTCTCGCTGGTGTCTGGAACAAGATCGCAGGGGCGTTCGGCGCGCCTAAGCTCCCGGTCTTCAAATTCGCGGACGGCGGGGTCATGCCGGGCTACACGCCGGGCCGTGACGTGCACAAGTTCGTGTCCCCGACCGGCGGCGGCCTGGAGCTGTCGGGCGGCGAGTCCTTCTTCCGGCCGGAGTTCACCCGCGGCGTCGGATCGAGGTTCGTAGCGGCGATGAACGGCATCGCCAAGTCGCAGGGAGCTCAGGGAGTTCGGGCCGTGCTCGCTCCGGTCCTCGGCGGGAACCCGGACACTCCGGTCGACCGCTCGCTGCGGTACGCCGACGGTGGTGTGGTACAGCGGTTCGCGGACGGAGGGATCTTCGGCTGGATCAAATCCGCCGGGTCCGCAGTCCTCGGCGCCGGGTCGGCGGCCTGGAACGCGGTGAAGAAGGGCGCGTCCTGGCTGACCGACACCATCGAGGCGTCCGCGCGCGCGGGCGTGAAGAACATCGTCGACCCGCTGCTCAAGTCGTTCCCGGGAATGGACACCGGTTTCGGCCAGATGCTCCGGCGCATCCCGACCAAGATGATCGACGCGCTGTTCGGCTATGGCAAGGAGGCCGACAAGCAGGGCGGCGGCGGGTTGGGCGGCCCGAAGGTCCAGGCCGCGCTCAGGTGGGCGAAGACGCAGAACGGTCTGCCGTACCAGTGGGGCGGCAACGGCAACCCCAGCTGGGACTGCTCGGGGTTCATGTCGGCGATCGAGTCGGTACTGCGCGGGGAGAAGCCGCATCGCCGCTGGTCGACGCACGCGTTCTCCGGGAAGACGGCGCCTCCCGGCTGGGTGTACCACGGCGACTCGCCGTTCCGGGTCGGGATCACGGCGGCCGGGGTCGGGCACACAGCGGGAACGCTCGGCGGGACGAAAGTCGAGTCGCGCGGTGGTGACGGTGTGGTCGTGGGCAACAGGGCTCGCGGCTACAACGACAAGCTGTTCACCTCGTGGTACGGGTTCAAGCCGGGGTCGTACGACTCGGGCGGCTACCTCCAGCCCGGCCTCAACCTTGCCTACAACGGCACGGGCCGGCCGGAGCCCGTGTTCACAACCTCGCAGGCCAACGCGCTCACCTCCCTCGCCGCGCGCGGGGAGTCGGGCCCGGCTGAATTCACCGGCCCGCTGTATCTCGACTCGGGCGAGTTCCTGGGCGTGGTGCACGGCGTGATGGAGCAGCGGGACCGTCAGCTGGTATCGACCCTGCGCGCCGGCCGGAAGGGGTGACGGATGGGGATCTCCGGGAACTTCCTCAGCGACACGACGTCGACGGTCGATCCGAACACCAGCGGCTGGGCGGTCAAGACCAACTGCACGCTGTCGCGCGGTACAGGTGGGACGGTCACGGATGGCTGTCTGGCGGTCCGGTCGGTGGCGTCGGGCGAGATGCAGGCGCGGACGGTGGCCTCGTATCCGGTGGTGCAGGGCACCGAGTACGAGGCGTTCGCGGACGCGTCCGGGGGGACGGTCCCGGAGCGGATCGGTATCCGCTGGCTGAACGCGTCGAACGTCGAGATCAGCATCACGTGGTCGCTGACGACATCGTCGGCGTCGGCGACGTGGCATCGGATTGCCGTGGCGGACTGGGCTCCGGACGGGGCGACGCAGGCGCAGGTCATCCTGTCGTCGACCCCGGCCGCGGGCGCGGTGTTCTCCTATTACGACAACTTGTACTTGGGTCTCCCGCAGCGGACGACGGGCAACCTCCTGTCGGCGAACGCGGAGACCAGCGAGCGGGCTGCGAACTGGGAGTACGTGGCGGTCACCAACTGCACGATCGCCCGTACGGTGCCGCCGGTGAACTGGGCGGCGACTGCCTACTCGGGTGGCGGGCACGTCGCGACGATGACCGTCACGGCCAACGGGGCGGCCGACTTCCGCAGCACGGACTGGCCGACGGTGACGCCGGGTCAGCAGTATCTCGCGTATGCCTACCTCAACCCGCCGGCCAGCGGCAGTGCGGCGTGGATCGAGCTGCGGTTCTACAACGCCGCGTTCGCGCAACTCCAGGCGACGAGGTCGGTGCTGAACGCGCCGGGGACGGGCTGGTACCGGCAGCGCGTCTCGGACTACGCCCCTGCGGGCGCCGTGTACGCGACGGTCGCGTTCGGGCTGTCGACGGCGACGGCCGGGCAGGTGCTGCGGACGGACGGGGCGGTGATCGTCGCGGCCCCCGCGGCGTATGCGGGCACGGTCGTCCCTTATAAGGACGCGTCGTTCGAGCAGGGCATCGGCGCGTGGACGGTGGTCTCCGGGGTGGGGGCGCTGGCCCGGGTGGAGCCGTGGGGCACGGACGCGGTTGACGGCTCGTACTGCATGTCGGTGTCGTCGGCGACCGCGACGACGACCACGATCCAGTCGGGCCGGTACCCGGTCGGCGCGGCGGCCGGCCAGTCGTGGACGGTCCAGTGCTCCGCGAAGGTGACGGCTGGGTCCTGGAACATCTCGCGGGCGATCCGCTGGTACGACGCCGCGAACACCGACCTCGGGCGGACGGCGGCGAACGCGATCGTCGCACCGACGCCGGGCTGGTGGTGGCTGGCCGCGCAGCATACGGCGCCGGCGGGGGCGACGCAGGCGGCGGTGGAGTACATCCTGACGGCGACTGCTACCTCGTCGGTAATCCGGCTGGACCGGGTGGGGTTGTGGCAGTCGGTGCCGCTCGCGGAGGCGACGGTCACCGCCGGCACCGCGTCGGTGCTGGTGACGTTCCGGGAGCTGACGGCTGGATCGATCACGGTGTGGCGGATCACGCCGGGCGGGGCGCGGACGCTCGTGCGCGGCTCTTCGGGGCTGATCGACGGGCTGGCGTGGACGGCGGAGACGCTGGTGGTCGAGGACTACGAGGCGCCCCTGACGGTCCCGGTGTCGTACTACGCGGAGGTCCGGTCGGGTGGGGCGGTGACGCAGACGCGTCTCGCCGGGCTCGTCACCGTCCCCCACGACGACGCCAACCTCGCATGGTTGAAGGACCCCGGGAATCCGCAGCGGAACCTGATGGTGCTGGTGCGGCGGGCGCCGGACTGGGAGCGGGATATCGGGCAGACCGAGTACCGGGTCCGGGGGCGCCGCAACTCGGTGATCCTGTCGGACGTGCGCGGGGGCTTCGGCGGCGACCTCGCGGTGTGGACGCGGTCGGACGAGGAGCGGGCGGCCCTGCACTGGCTCCTCGACTCCGGCAACGTGCTGCTGTGGCAGGCGGTGCCGGGGATGGGCGTGGACGACACGTACGTCACCGTCGGCCAGATCACCGAGGGCCGGGTGTCCCCGGTCGCGACGGAGCTGTGGCGGGAGTGGACGCTGCCGCTGCGGCAGGCGGACATGCCGGTGTCGGTGGGCGTCGCCTCGTCGGCGGGCCGCACGTGGCAGGACATTCTCACCGAGAACAACACCTGGTCAGACCTCCTTTCCGGCTACGCGACGTGGGAGAAGGTCCTCCTCAACCAGGCGAAGTAGAGGGGGCGGCGTGTACTCGGTTTCGGCTCGCTTCCTCCAGACGATCGCGGAGTCGCACACCCCGATCACCGAGGTCGTCCTCTTCCTGACGGACGGCTCCACGCAGCGTGTCGACCACATCGGCGGCTCGGTGCAGGTGGATCGGGGGAGCGCGGTGCGGCGGACGTGCTCGGTGTCGGTGGCGGACACGTCGCTGATCCCGCGCACCCCGACCGCCAAACTCGGCGTGTACGGCGCACGGCTGCGGATCTCGCGCGGGGTGCAGTACTCCGACGGCACAACCGAGCTGGTGCCGCTCGGGGTGTTCCGTGTCGACGAGATCAGCGGCGACGTCGACGAGGGCCCGGTCACGATCGCCGGGAAGAGCCTCGAATGCGTGATCGCCGACGACAAGTTCACGGTCCCGTACCGGTCCAGCGGCACGGCGGTCGGGGCGATCACGGCGCTGGTCCAGCGGTCCATCCCGGACGCCATCGTCATCAACACGGCGACGGACGCGGCCATCGGGCCGCGCACGTGGGACGTCGAGGGCGACCCCTGGGCGGCGGTGCTCGAACTCGCGGCGGCGATCGGCGCGACCGCGTACTGCGACCCCGACGGCGTGTTCACGGTAGCCGAGCTGCCGGACCTGGCGACGGCGACTCCGGTGTGGACGATCAGCGCGGGCGACGGCGGCGCCTACGTGTCCGCCTCGCGCGGCATGACCTCCGACAAGGTCAACAACGGGGTCCTCGCGCGCGGGGAGAACACGGAGGCCAACGTCGCCCCCGTCAGTTCCCTCGTCGTCGACAACGATTCGGGCTCGCCGACGTACTGGTCGGGCCCGTACGGGAGACGGCCGCTCTTCTACTCCTCGCCGACGTTGACCACGACCGGGGCGTGTACGGCGGCGGCGACGCTGCTGCTACGGGCCGCCCAGAGCCCCAACGCGAGCGCCGATATCTCGTCGCTGCCGAACCCGGCGTTGGAGGTGGGGGACGTGCTGCGGATCGCCTATCCGGACGGGAGCAAGGAGCTGCACCAGGTGGCCTCGTTCAGTGTCCCGCTGGATGTCGGTGGCGCCTTCACGATCCAGACGATCAGCGCGAAGGAGGGCACGTGACGAACACCTCGACTCTTCTCGCCCTCGCCGATGCTCTCCAGCGGCAGGCCGTTGACGCAGGGGCTGATGCCCCGTCGGTGCGCGGCGCGAACTGGCAGCTCGCCGTCGTCAGCTCGGTCGCGACGGACGGCACCCTCACGGCCGCCGGGATCTCCGGTATCCGCCGCGTGACCCGGTTCATCGACCCCGTCGTCGGCGACGTCGTGGTCATCTCCCAGTCCGCCAGCGGGAACTGGATCGCGTTCGACCGGCTGGCGTCATCGATCGGGGAGTGGACGACGCTGCCCCTGGCGTCCGGGTTCAGCGCGGCGGCCGGCTACCTCGCGCCGGTGTACCGGATCGTCGGGCGCGAGGTGCAGATGCGCGGAAGCGCCACCAAGAGCACGACGTTGGTCAGCGGCGACGTGTGGGCGACGCTCCCGGCGGGGGCCCGCCCGGGGACGGACATGGACATCGTGATGGGCATGACCCACGGCACCAACGGCACCAACTTCGGTGCGTGCAGGGGGATCATCCGGACCAACGGCACCATCGAATACAGGGGCCCGTCCGTGTCGACGCTGGTGTTCCTGTCTCCCATGAGTTTCTGGATGAGCTGAGAGGCAGCACCAGATGGCAACAGACAGCTACGGGCAGAGCCTTACGGTCCCGGCGCTCACCGACGCCCCCAACATCTCGACGACAGGCGCCGCAATCGACAACCTGGTCGGTCGCAGCGTCATGCGGTTCGCGTCGGCGTCCTCGCGCGCGGCCACGCTGGTTGGCCCCGCCGCTCCGGTCGAGGGCATGGTGACGTGGCTCGCCGACGTGGACCAGTACGCGGTGTACGACGGAGCGGCGTGGGTGGTCCTCGCGCGCGCGCTCAGTCAGGTGCTGGTCGAGGACACCACCAACCGGACCGTGACCTCGACGACGTACGTCAACGGCTCTGCGGCCCTGTCCACCACGATCATCGGCCCCAAGTCGGGGAAGATCGAGGTGGAGTTCAAGTCCCGCTGCGACAACAGCGGCGGCTCCACCGTCCTCACGTCGTTCACGGCGTCTGGGAGCACGACGGGGTCGATCTACACCCCGAACGACGCGGCGGCCACTGTGTGGGCAGGGTCGCTGTCGGTGGGCCCGCTGGTCATCACGCAGGAGATCTCGTGCGCGGTCGGCGAGACCGTGACCGTCACCCTCCAGCACCGGACGGTCGCGAACACCGGCAACCTCCGCTACCGGTCCCTGCGCCTGCGCCAGCTCTGAGGAGCCCCATGTCCACGCCTGATGAAGTGCCGCCCGTGCGCCCTGCGCAGCCGCGTGTCGACGAGCATGCGGCCGATGTCGACACCCTCGTCGACCTCGGCATCATCCCCGAAGCCCCGCCCGAGCCCCAGCCCGTACAGCCTGCCTGACCAATCGCCCCGCCTGACCGAAAGGAGGTCAGGCGTGCCGAGACTCCGCGCTCTCCTGGCCGCGCTCGCTCTCACTCTCGCCGCGTTCCTCGGGGGCGCCGCACCGGCCACGGCTGATCCTCCGCCCGACGGGCCGGTTCTCATCGAGGGCGTCGACCTGCACGACACGACGATCCGGCTGGTGGGCGGCACGTACTACATGTACGGGTCGATGTACGCGTGCGGTTACGAGTGGTACGTGTCGGGGACGCCGTGGTGTGGGTTCGGGGTGTCGACGGCGTCCTCGCTGGAGGGCCCGTGGTCGACGCCGAAGCTGCTGTTCGATCCGGACTCGCAGGACCCGTGGGCGAAACGTTCCTGGCAGGAAACGTGCGGTGGCACGGGACAGGGCTGCTTCAACCCGCGCATGATCGTCCGCTCGGGCTGGGGCTACGACGACTCGGTCCCGATCCTCTGGTTCAACGCGCCGCGCCACTACTCCGACTCGAAGGCGAACGCGTACAACGTGATGGGGTGCGCGTCGCTGACCGGCCCGTGCGGTCCGGGCGTCACCCCGAACGGCTCGTACAACAAGCCGTCGTTGTCGGTGTGCGCGGGCAACGGCGACTTCGGGATGATCGAGCGCCCTGGCTGGCGGCCTGCAATCGTGTGCTCGATGCCGGGCGCCGCGCAGCTCAACGTCGAGGAGCTGAACTACTCGGGCAGCGGCGGTACCGGGCAGGGCGTCCGCAAGGTGGCGGGGATGTCGGGGCCGGTGGAGGGGCCGGGCGGCTGGTGGGACGGGGCAACCCAGTCGTGGGTGCTGACGTACTCGGATCAGGGCTGCGGCTACTGCGCGGGGACGCCGCTGAGCTACGCGGTCTCGGGCGCCTTGTATTCGGGTTGGTCGGCGCCGGGCAACGTGGGCTGGGGTGCGCCGCCGTACGCGAGGCGCGTCGTGAACGCGGCGTCCTGCGGCGGCCAGCCCCGCACGGTCACGGTCCTCGACGGGAAGCCCTACCAGATCATCGACCTGTGGCTGGGCACCCGTAACGAGACGCAGGCGCCGACGCTGGTGACCCCGCTGGACTACACGCCGCGCCCAGGTTCCCCGGGGGATGGCCGCGTGTGGGTGCCCCCGGTGTCCCTCTCCTGCACCTGACCTGCCCGAATTCCTGCTGCCCCGTGCCGTCCCGGCCGGGGTTTCTTCATGTTCTGCCTGAGGAGGCACCCTTGCCTGAGCTGTGGATGCCGGGTGCGACCCGGCTGGACATAGGTGACCACGCTCCGACCGACGGAGGCCCGGCCAAGGCTGCGGCTCACATCACGTGGGATCGCAACGCGAGCGCCGCGAAGCCGCTGCCGCTGGTGCCGTACGGGACGCTCGTGCAGTATTTCGGCCGGAACGCCTCCGGGAAGAAGTCGGCCCCGCACATCCTGTGGGACCCGTTCACCGGCCGGTGCACGCAGTTCGTCCCGGCGAACTCCCGCTCCAAGTCGCTGGCCGACACGCCGGGCGGTACGCGGACGAACCGCGCGGGCTCGGTCGTGATCCAGATCGAGGCCCTGTTCTTCCCCTACTGCGTCGTCGACGGGAAGACGTACGCGCGCCTCGTCGACACCCCGTGCAAGGGGTGGCCGGAGTTGCTGGCGTGGGTGCGGTCGTGGGGTGTCCCGGACGTGTGGCCCATGGGACGGCCGAACAGCTTCGCGTCGAACCGGTCGTCGGCCACCTGGGCGAAGCAAGGCGGATGGTACGGGCACAGCCAGGTCCCCGAGAACGATCACCAAGACCCCGGCTCGTGGCCTGCGTTCACGCCGACCGAGGTGCAGCCGAAGCCGTCGCCGCAGTACGAGCCGTTCCCGGGCGCCGCGTTCTTCCGTCCGGGCCGCAAGTCTCCGGTGGTCAAGGCGATGCGGGGGCGGCTGATCGCGGAGGGCTGCAACCGCTACCAGTCGTCGGCGAACCCGGACGTGTGGGGGTCGGGTGATCAGGCGTCGTATGCGGCTTGGCAGCGACGCCTCGGCTACAGCGGGTCGGCCGCCGACGGGATACCGGGCCCCGACTCGTGGGCTCGGCTCAAGGTCCCCAACGTCTGATCTGAGAGGAACGATTCATCGTGAAGATCTTCGGCAGAGAGCCTGCCTCATCCTCGCTGCGGTCAGTGCCGCGCTCTCCCTGCTGGTCAGCTTCGGTTTCGGTCTGTCCGCGGAGCAGGCAGCCGCGATCGTCGCCGCAATCAGCGCGGTGTTCGCCGCGGTGACTGCGGCCATCACGCGGCCGGTCGCGCCGTCCGCGTTCACCGGGCTCGTGTCCGCGGGGGTGGCGCTGCTCGCGGCGTACGGCCTGAACGTGTCCGCGGAGACGGTCGGCTCGCTGAACGCGTGCGTGCTCGCGGTCCTCGGTCTCATCACCCGCGGGCAGGTGTCGCCGACTGCCGCGGTGAAGTCGCAGGGCTGACCGGGGAGGCATCGTGGTGGAGGGTGAGCCGTCGAACGGCGAACTCGGGCGGCTCATCGCTTCTCTCCAGACCCGTCTGGACTCCCGCTTCGGCGAGCTGAATGCCAGGCTGGACAAGGTCGTGTCGCTGGACGTGTACACGATCCAGACCACGCACGTTGAGCAGCGGCTCGCCCAGCTCCAGACGGACATCCAGCGGTGCTCGGATGCGAACGCCGCGCTGGAGGATCAGTTCGAGGCGTATCAGATCGCGGAGCGGGACCGACGTGAGCGGGACCGGCAGACCCGCTTGTACTCGGCGATCGTGCCGGTGCTGATCGCGGTGGTGTCGAGCGCGATTGCGATCTGGGCGGTGGTCGCGAAATGAGCGGAGCCCGCAGGAAGAGGCGGTGGAGGTGGCCGCGCGCGGAGTGGCTGGGCGCGGCGACCGCGGTGCTCGCTTTGGGGTTGATGGCGCTGCTCGCGGTCATGGTCGTCGACCAGGCGCGCGAGCTGCGGGTGGAGCGGCAGGCCCGGGATGCGTTGGCCCGGCAGGTGGAGGCGCTGGGGGAAACCCCGGTGGCGGGTCCGCCGGGGAGCCGCGGGGAACCTGGCCGGTCGGTGACGGGTCCTCCGGGGCCGTCCGGCCCGCAGGGTGATCCGGGGGCGGCGGGCCCGTCGGGTCCTCCTGGCCCGTCGGGTTCGCCGGGCCGTACGGGGGAGGCTGGCGCGGACGGGAGCGCGGGCACTGCG